ACACGACCCGAAGTAATTGACGAACCCGAAGTAATTGATGAACCCGAAGTAATTGATGAACCCGGAGAGAGTGATGAACCCGAAGTAATTGATGAACCCGAAGTAATTGATGAACCCGAAGTAATTGATGAACCCGAAGAGAGTGATGATAATATAGTAATCACTGAAATGCCCGTAAAAAAAGGTAGAAAAACAAAAGAGGGAGATATTGATAAAATGGTCGTAAATAGCGGTATTGAAACATTCAGAAAACAACTACCTAAGGAAAGCGATAAAATACTTGTAAAGACATCATCATATTATATGAATAATCGTAAAATATTTACCAAAAAAATAAATGATTTATTCAAAGGTTATTTATCAGACATTCAATCCGATAAAAGTGAAATTAGCTGTTCTCGTGATGGAAATGATGACTTTAGTTTGTTAACACATCAAAAAATAGTTCGCGATTATCTCAACATATATACGCCGTACCGTGGTTTATTATTGTATCATGGTTTGGGTAGCGGAAAAACGTGCTCGTCAATTGCCTTGGCGGAAGGAATGAAAACAGATAAAAAAATTGTTGTATTAACTCCTGCTTCTTTAAAAATGAATTTTTTTAGCGAATTGAAAAAGTGCGGCGACTTATTATTCAAGAAAAATCAGTTTTGGGAATTTGTTAGTATCGAAGGTAAGCCCGAAAATGTGGAGATATTACACAAAACATTAAATATTTCACGAGAATACATACGGAAACGGAAAGGCGCGTGGATGGTTAATGTAAATAAACAGCCTAATTTTTCTACATTGAAGAGTGAAGACCAAGATAAGGTGGATCATCAATTAAACGAAATGATCCGTGTTAAATATATGGATTTGAATTACAATGGATTGAACATGAAAGCATTGGAACGCATTACTGGCAAATTTACAAGAAATCCATTTGATAATTGTGTATTAGTAATTGACGAAGCACATAACTTCGTAAGTCGTATTATAAATAAATTGAATAAAAAAAAATCTCTATCCTATATGCTTTACGATTATATTATGAACGCACAAAATGCCAAAGTTATTTTGCTATCCGGAACACCAATAATCAATAAACCGAATGAAATTAGTATAATGTTTAATATGTTACGTGGTTATATCAAGACTTGGACGTTTGATATTAAAGTCAATACTGAATCAAAAATAAATAAAGATACAATTTTGGAAATGTTTGACAAAGAAGGATTAAAAACATTTGATTTTATTGAATACAGTGGGAATAAATTACAAATTACCCGGAATCCATTCGGATTTGTGAATGTTAAAAAAAGGGGCGTTACGCGGGGTACTCAAAAAATCTTTGGTGGCGACGAAGGAATTGATGATACACAACCCAATGAAAATATGTTGAATAAAGATAATAATGGTTTTGTAGTAAAGGATAATGGTGATAATACTACGGACGAAGAGATGTCATCAAGTGACGAAGAACAACAAGATAATAAAATTTCATATAAAGAGCTATCTAACGCACAAAAAGACATTGCTGAAAAGCAATATAATACAATTGAGGAACTGGAAAAAAAGGTGAATGATTTGACATTCAATGTAAAACAGCTATCCGAAACAAATAAAGTTTTAGAACGTGGTATTTTGGATAAAACTGTTGAAAATGACAAAATATTAAGCACACGTAACGATATTGAAAAGGAACTTGAAGTATACAAGACACAAGAAGAAGAGGAAAAGGCAAAAGAAGAAGAAGAGGAAAAAGCCAAAGAAGAAGAAGAGGAAAAGGCAAAAGAAGAAGAAGAAAAAGCCAAAGAAGAAGGAAAAGCCAAAGAAGAAGAAGAAGGAAAAGAGGAAGGAAAAGATGAAAAGGAAGAGGAAGATGAAATAAATGAAATGAAAAAGAAATTATCAGTCCTTGAATATGATTTATATGAATTAAAAAATAAGAATGAAGAATTAATGAGTGAAAAAGAAAGACTTGAAAATGAAGAAGTAGAATTAAAAGAAAAGGACAATGAACTGGAAGAACAAAAGAAAATTATTGAAGAACAAAAGAAAATTATTGAAGAACAAAATACTCTTTATTCAGGAGTTCAAGAACAAATTCAAGAGTTGCAACAACGTAATGACGAAATAGAAAAGAATGATGAAATACAAAAACAAAAGAATGCGTTGCGGGACGAACAAGAAAAGGAATTACAGCGCGAGTTGAAGAAAATGGAGAAGGATAAAGAATCCAATGAAAAAAAACTGAAAGAAATGGAGGAAGAAAAGGAAGAAAAGGAAGAAAATATTAAGAATAATAAAAAAGAGAAAACCAAAAAGGAAGATAGAAATACTGATGATGAGGAAGAGCAAGAAAAAACATTGTATTCACGTTTTGAAGAAGGTGTGGATACGGCACGTGATCGTCTAACGGATTTCTTTGGTTTTGGAGAAGGTGGTAACGATAAAATAAGTGGCGGAAGTGCGTCTACTAAAAAAAATTATACTACAACTACAAATAATCGCACAAAAAAAACAACCCATAACAAACCGGGTAATGGAAGTGGATTATTTGATAAGTATAATGGTGTAAAATTAGATTCAACTGGAAACATAAGTGATGATAAATTCCAAGAAAAGGTAATTGATATATTAAAGAAAAATAAATTAGAAATAATACCATCGGGTATAACAGTTACAAATTACAAATGTCTACCTGATGACGATGATGAATTTAACGAATTATTTATTACAGAAGGTACCGATGGAAAACAATTAACAAATGTGGATTTGTTGAAACGACGAGTATTGGGATTAACATCGTATTTCCGAAGTGCACAGGAACAGTTGATGCCTACATTAGTAAAACCAGAAAAGGATGAAAGTATGTATTTGGTTAAGACAGAGATGAGCGATCATCAATTCGCGCTGTATGAAAAGGTTCGTAAATCAGAGGCAGAAGAAGAAAAACGTCGTAAGAAACAAAAAGCGAAGGGAAAGAACAGTGATGATTTTTCATCAACATATCGTATTTTTTCGCGTGCGCTATGTAATTTCGCCTTTCCAATGGAGATTGAACGCCCAATGCCAAACACTGGTAAAGATGGTGAAGTAAATGAAGATGCGTTTGATGGAGTAAAGAAAAAAGAAATTATGGGACGTGACGATTATAACCCAGAAGATGAAAAGGATATACAAGAAGATGTTTCTTATCAAAAGCGTATAGTAAAAGCCTTAAAAGAGTTATCAAAAAAAGACAAATATGGAAATTATAGTTACTTGAATATGGAATCATTAAGTATGTATAGTCCCAAATTTGTAGAATTAGTAAATAATTTACAACATCCAGACAATAGTGGAAAGCATCTTATTTATAGTCAGTTCCGCACAATAGAAGGTATTGGTATAATACGTTTAATATTGATGGCAAACGGATATGCGGAGTTCAAAGTGAAAAAGAATAATTCCACCGGAAAATGGAGTATCGTTCAAAATATTGGGGACGAAGAAAAACCCAAATTTGTATTATATACGGGTACAGAGACATCAGAAGAAAAGGAACTAATAAGGAACATTTACAATAGCAATTGGGGTGTGGTTCCCGAAGAAATTACAACACAACTGAATAAAGTTTCAAAGAATAATTTATATGGAGAAATAATAAAAATATTTATGATTACTGCGTCTGGTGCCGAAGGTATAAGTTTGAAAGACACACGTTACGTTCATATAATGGAACCATATTGGCACATGGTGAGACCACATCAAGTAATTGGACGTGCGCGTCGTATATGTAGTCACGAAGATCTACCGAAAAAACTGCGTACGGTTAAGGTATATATGTATTTATCTGTTCTCAGTGAAGAACATAAGACAAGTGAAAAGCACGTAGAATTGCGTATCCGAGATGTAAGTAAAACAGACGGAGTGACACCGATAACAACAGATGAAACACTTTTTGAAACAGCATCTTTAAAGGAAAAAATAAACAATCAAGTATTAAATGCTGTAAAATCCAGTTCATTTGACTGTAATCTATATGCAACAAAACAAACAGATGAAAAGGTAGTTTGTTATAACTTTGGAAATATCAAATCAAATGATTTTGGTACTCATCCCATTATTGGTATTGATAAATCATTCAAGGAATTAAATGTAAAAACGATTACATGGGTAGCACAGAAAGTAACATACCGTCGTAAGGATTATGCGTTAAACAAAGAAACGAATGAAATATATGATTTGGAAAGTTATAATAATGCGGTAGATGGAAATGGAAACTTAATCAAAATGGGATTTTTGGACTATGTAAATAACAAACCCAAGTTTGTGTTTGATAAAAAGTAAAAAATAGAAAATGTAAGTGGGTTGAAGAGTATCATAATAGTATATAATAGTATTATGATGTGTATTTATCAATAATGACTTGTTTGCGACGCGATAATTGGTTAATATGTTCGTCGGTGGAATTTACAGTAACCGATGTATGTTTTTTTGTAGACGGATTAATATATTGCCAGATATGAGAGATCAATTCATCAGGCATTTTATCAGATAGTGCGTTCACAATATTTTCTGCTCTATGATTGATCAGTGATTTCATAGCAAATTTGAAAACAAATACATCCTTCTTTTGTCCTTTTCGGTAACACCTTGCGATAGCTTGTTGTTCTATGGATGGGTTGTAAGTAGGAGATACGAAGTAAACCTCGTTGTAATTTTGAAGATTAAGACCTTCCGCACACATAGAAAGCTGTAAGATAAGAATTTGTGTTGGATTTTCCATATTTTCTAAGATAGTAGATTGTTTCTTTTTAGAAATTGTGCTGTTGATAATTTCAATAGACGGTATATGATTACCCTTATCTGCATATAACTTTATAATATTATCCTTCAATATTTTCATTTCAGTTATATAATTACAAAATATAATCCGTTTATTATTTGGATAACGTGAGCTTTGTGTATATAATGTATTGAGTATTGCTTTCATTTTTTGAGAGACGAATCTTGTTTTAGTATTAATATAAGCATTTTTATTTTTGAAAGTGTTGATAAGAGCAAGTTTGTTGGGCGTATTGAAGTATGAAGCGAGAAGGGAAGGATGGATACAAGATTGTCTCGCCCGTATCCAGAGACCTGTTTTTTTCAATGGATTTTCTTTGAAATAATCATTTACATCACTGGAAATATGTGAGTCCCAGTTTTCTGGTTCAATCACTTGGGAATGGAAGAGTTGAGATATTTTATATTCCTCACTTTGTGTGTCCCATAGAACGGGTATATCGTTAGATACAAGTTTAGGCATTACTATACCAACATCTTTTTTTGTTCTAAAAAGTATCTTGTCTGTTTTAAGACGAGCAACATTCTCGGCAACGACCGAACTATGAATACCAATAATATAGCACAATGACAATAAGTCATTTTCGCGATTGCAAATGGGTGTTCCTGTCAAAAGCCAAATAGATAGTCTGGGTGACGATAAGCGGTGATTGTTGCAGAAATTAAGGCACGCTTTGAATGTTTTAGTATTAGAGTTTCGCATATAATGTGCCTCATCAAATACAATACGATTCCAATGTTCGTTACATAATTTGTTGAAACGTGTATCTTTCAACATAGAATAAGACGTAATACATATAGATGCATTTAATAGTTTTGAATCCGAAATATTCTTTCGTTTTGACCCGTGATATATAACGGGTTCAGTGTAGCAACATTTCACAATGATATTATACCATTGTGAGATTAAGGATGGTGGTAATACAATTAATGTATGGGGGACTACATTAGAACAAATAAGTGATAACATAGTAATTGTTTTACCCATACCCATTTCATCTGCTAATATACCTCCTTTAAACTGGTCGTACGGTCCAGATGTTTGTTTGAAGTATGGCTTTTCATTAGCAAGACACCAACTAAGTCCTGTTTTCTGATATTCAAGAACATCTACACCAGAGTGTCTAATGAACGTATCGTACTGTGTTTTGAATTTTGACAACATTGTGTCCTTTTCATATGTATGGATATTATTATGATGGAATTAAAATATCAATTTTTGTTCTTTTTTGCATGTTTGAATGACGGGATTTTGTCAAGTTGCTTACCACATCTTCCCATTTTCTTACACGTTTTTTTTGCCATTTTGTATGCTTTACCATTATGATTACATCCTTTATGTAATAAATGAAAATCAATAACGGATGAATATCCACCAGTTAACGCACTTCCAAGACGTGCAAGACCCCACGATTCAGCACTTTGATTCGGTCTGGAACCACTTGAATAATACGCACCACGTCCTTTTTTGACAATCTTTTTAAGAGTATTTAGAGAACATTGAGTCTTGCGAGCAAATGCTTTATTCGGGACAACCGTATCAACTTTATATATACGTTTAGCATTATTTACATGACTTGATTTACGTGTTTTATACGATTTTACAATCGGACGATTAAAGTAAATGCCCTTTTTATACAATTTACGGGATTTTTTAATATATGATTTTTGTTTTTTAGCATCCTTGGTGGTTAATACTTTTGGTACATATCGTGTAGGAATATTATTCATGGAGACTATATAATTATGAAATATAATAAATTCGTTCAAACATAATATAAAACGAAATATTATATATAATCTATATTTCGTGCGTTTAAATGAACGAAGAAAACAATGTATTGACTATTAAAACCGTACAAATTCAACCCATTCGTAATATGATTACTGCAATCAAAGATATTTTGACGGATGCTACGATCACATTCACACAAAGTGGAATAAATATTTGCGATTTTGATAAAACCCAGACAATTTTAGTGAATGTAATTCTTGAGGCAATTAAATTTGAATCGTATAATATCGTACCGAATCAAATAATTGTTTGTGTAAATACGTCTCAATTATTTAAGCTCATCTCCACCATGTCAAATGATGATACACTTACAATTTATATTGATAAAAACGATTATAATGATGGAGTAGTAACACATTTAGGATTACAATATGAAAATGGTTCTATTAAACAATGTTCCACCCAAAAGTTACGATTGATTGACCCCAACACAGACAATGAAGATTTTCCCGAGAATTTGGAATATTCAACAGTCATCAATTTACCTACGAATGATTTTCAGAAAGTTATTCGCGATATGAATGGAATATCTGACCGGATTGAAATTAAATCCGTATGCAATGATATTATATTCAATTGTGAAGGTCCATTTGCGAAATCACAAATCTATCGGTCTGAGTCTAGTGGTATGGAAATCGTTCAAAAGACTGATGATACATCTGTCATACAAGGTGAATATTCGCTTAAAAGTTTGAGTCATTTTATTAAATGTACTCCATTATGTAGTCATTTGGAAATGTATTTAGGAAATGATTTACCATTAATAATCAAATATGATGTAGCATCTCTTGGAGAAATCAAGTTATGTTTATCTTCATTGCCGTCTCAAAATTAATGTCCGTTGCCAATTATAAATATACCCAACAATATAGATAATACTCCAAAAAACTGTAATAATGTGATTTTGTCATTAAATAATAAATATCCAACAATAAATAATATAAGTGTTTCAAACCCTGCCATAAACGTTCGTATAATACCCAATTCAATCTTTTGAGATATACTGTAAATCCAAAATATGAATCCTATGAAGAATAATATGCCCGCGGTGAACGAATAATAATGTTGATTCTTCAATTGTGAAAAATCAAATATATTTTCGTTGTAGTAAACCATTCCTATAATTGTCATAATTGATATTGCCAATGTAAAATATAATAGTGACAATATATAGTTATTACTATCGTCAAATGATTTACGTAACAGAATTTGACCGGCTATAAAAAAAAATGTACCAGCCCCTATATTGTATCTCCAATCATTCATCATGTGTTATATACAATGACAATATATTATATTGTAATATTTTTGCCATTATTCACTATAACTGAACCCACTTTATCGGTATTTTGAAGATGTTCTATTCGGGCATATGTAATATTAACGTCTTTCAAATTTTTATATTTTGAATGTGATTTACAGCAAACCGCGCCTTGTTTGATTATTTTGTTAAAATGTTTCTTGCTTACTTTTGTAATATGATTAATTTTACAAATGACGTGACACGACGGACAGTCGGATATATGAAACCATAAATCAACCGGTTCCGATGAATTAATCAGATATTGATTCTCTTCCTTATTAGACCCGATTATAAAATCATAAACGATATTGTCTATTGTTCTTTCCCAATGTTTCATATGTAATAAATCGTATCTACATATGAAAAAATATAATATTGAATTAATCAATTTTATATACAAATAAATCAAATTTTTAGTATTCGGGCTCGTGTTTCCGGAATAGACATCCTTGTGAGCGTTCATCTACAAAAGTTTTAAATACAGATGAATCTTGATATTCTGTTGTTTTCATCCAGATTTTAATGATACAAAAGTTTTTTTTAGGGGATATAGTAATACCATTGATATTTTCATTGACTGTTTTATTATCAGATAGTGTTTCTGTTACTATATACTTAAATAACAAATTCCAAGACGGATAAACGGTTTTATTGTGAATTTTATAGCAAAAACATCCACCATTTCTATTTTGTGGGTCCTCCCATCGCGGCGTAATACACGAACGCATTAAGAATAACATACAATTTTTAACTGAACCGGATTTCAAATTGTTGTTAAGTGCGATAACACTTTCACAACTATTGATATCTTTCATAATAATTTTGTAACTTCTTATATCCCAATTTGGATCAGTTGGTAAATGGTAATACAAATCCCATTTATCATTTAAAATGTGTTCGTCGTCTCCCATTGAATAAGTAATGAGGATGAATTGTATTCCTAGTAATATGTATTAAGATATATTTTTTATATTTAATTATGAATCAATTTTATTGTTGATCAATAATGTTAATAATAAAATCGTCTTCTCGTATTTTAATATATTGGACGTGTGTCAACGCATGAACGTCCATATTATCGTCCATTATATTTAAAACATATTCATCATCAAATATATATGTCTCATATTGATGTTCTAATAAATATTTGACAAATGCAGGTGAAAAGAGTTCATTATCAATAATGGAATAACAATCGCTAATCTCAAAGAAAATAGTCGAAGACATCTTAGGATGTGTATATTCAACCGATAAAAAGGATACATTAGATTTGATAAAATCCATCATTTTTGGACGTTCCATATCAATTTCCATTGCGTATCTCACAATAAATACGTTGAAATATTTCAAAAGGAATACACAGTCTTTTATGTCACCGATTAAAGATAATTCATTGTCTAAAATATGTTCTACATTTGATACGCAACTATCAATATTGCTGTCATTATGGACGTCTTTTATGGTATATTTATCATTTGTTATGATTGATCTACCGTCTTGCATAAATAGAATATGTTTGAATATATTTTTATAATAGGATTGTTTGACAGGTATTTTACGAATAATACTACGTGTGCAGTTATTTTGTGATTCTTTTACCAGACAAGATGTACCATACCAGTTTATATTAGATAATACATCACATTTTGCATTATAGTAATCACACCAAGCCATATCTACATAGTAAATTGTAATATCTGTTAATTGTTTAGCTACAATGTTATTATCATATACATATAACAATTTGCTATTAATACACGTTATCATTTCAACTATTTTCATCCCTGCAACAAACGCCAAGTTGCAACATTTATCATACAAGTAATTCATAATATATTATAAATATAAGGTAAAATATATTTTTTATATTCTTTTCCAAGTGACTATTATAGACAAAAAAATGAAAAATAGAAGCGGGTTATTCATATTTCGTCGTGATTTTCGGTTGATTGATAATACAACATTAATAGAAGCGTCAAAAAAATGTGAAATATTGAATGTATGTTTTATATTTACACCTACACAAGTAACCGATCTAAATAAATACAGATCGGACAATAGTATTCAGTTTATGATTGAATCATTGAATGAACTACAAGAAAAAATAAATGGTACATTTAATATATTTTATGGAGAAAATGAATTGGTATTAAATGACATTCTTCATCGTAATATGATTGATGCTGTATTTTTCAATATTGATTATAGTCCATATGCTGTGAAGCGCGATGAAATGATGAAAACTGTATGTAACAAGAATAATGTTGCTTGCTATTCAAATCATGATTATTATTTATATCAACCCGGATCTATACGAACAAAAACAGGTGGATTCTATAAAAAATATACCCCCTTTATGAATGCCGTAATTAATAAAGATGTTAATAACGTGAATAAATATGTTATATCCAATTTATCAAAAAATGCTTTGAAAATTGACAAAGATTATTCTTATTCATTGAAAAAGGCAGAAGTATTGTATAGAAAAAATGTGAATATTTTAGTTCGTGGGGGTAGAGTAGAAGGAATAAATAGATTGAGAACCGCAGTCAAACAACAGTGCAATTATACCGTTAAGCGAGATACATTGCAATATAATACTACATTTCTATCGGCATATATAAAATTCGGATGTATTTCCATCCGAGAGGTATACCATAGCATAAAAAATAAATATTCAATAAATCATGGTATTATAAGAGAGTTAATATGGCGAGAATTTTTCGCGCATATATTATACAATTATCCTACTGTAATAGGTCAATCATATGTTGAAAAATATAGAAAAATAGTATGGTCTAACAGTATTTCAAATTATGAAAAATGGAAAAATGGAAAAACAGGATTTCCAGTTGTAGATGCGGGAATGCGTCAATTAAACGCGACTGGATATATGCATAACCGATGTAGAATGATATGCGCTACCTTTCTTATCAAAACATTATTACTAGATTGGCGATTAGGAGAACAATACTTTGCAAGTAAATTAACAGACTATGATGTAGCTTCAAATAATGGAAATTGGCAGGGTATTAGTAGTACAGGCGTTGACATGAAGCCATATTTCAGAACAATGAATCCGTGGATTCAAAGTAAAAAATTTGATCCCGAATGTAAATATATTAAATATTGGGTTCCCGAATTAAATAATATAGACCCAAATAATATTCATTCTTGGTATGATAGTTGGAAAAATCACTCAGGTGTGTATATCAAACCAATTGTAGATTATAAGACACAGACCGAGAAAATGTTGAAAATGTATTCAAAAGTATAAAAATATATGTATTGAATATATATTATGAATTATCAATTATTAGACACCGCATATCAAATAACGACCCCCGAATATTTAGGATATAATGGAAATGAAAAAATAGACAAGGTAGTTCATAAGGACAAAGAACCTAACTTCTATACCAAAGATATAAAGAAGGACCAGACACATTCCAGTTGGCAATATCGTAAGTATATGCAAGACCGTTCTGAATCAATCAAGAAACGGAATTTAAGAGAAACAAAGAACAACTGTGGAAGATATATTCCCGAAAATAATGAATATATTCCTACTCACAGCGATTTACAAGAAAATTATCAAGTCAAAACAGATTTACAGTCCCGTAAAATGGCACCAAATATTGTTCTATAAACAACAGTTTAAATATTTCATATATGTTTAGATATATGAAAATTATTAGTTTTGATGTAGGTATTAAAAATATGGGTTATTGTATTTTTGACATATGCAATAATCTCCCACATATTAATCAATGGGAAATAATGGACTTAATTGAAGAACCACAAAATGAAATACAAGAATGTTGTCACACATTGAAAAATGGAAAAAAATGTGTCAAAAAATCGTCATATCGGAAAAATGAATTGCATTTCTGTAACGTACATAGTAAACAATGTAAATATTGGTTACCTTCAAAAGAATTCACCAAGCACAAATTATTAAAGAAGACGATTGATGAGTTAATCATATTATGCAAACAGTATCATATTACAGTTGAAAAATATACAAAACAAGAGTGCTGTAATAAATTAATGTCAATGTATGAAGCAAATGTATTGGAACATTTGAGAGTGAAAAGGAAAAAATGTGATGAATATGACTTGATCCATTTAGGTAAAAGAATCAAATATATAGGAGACAATACGATAGATAGTGATTCTATAACACACGTATTAATAGAGAACCAAATAAGCCCTATTGCAAATCGTATGAAGACAATACAAGGTATGTTAGCACAATACTTTATTATGAAGAACGACTCAATTGAGATTATATTTGTAAGTTCTCAAAACAAGTTGAAGTATTTTGATAAAATCGTAAATGACGATAATAGTGGATATAAAGCGAATAAAAAAAATGGAATATACTATTGTAATGAACTATTAACAAATAAATACGAACATTTGAAAAACTGGAAATCAAAAATGGAGGTAAAAAAAAAGGACGATTTGGCAGATGCTTTTTTACAAGGTATTTGGTATATAGAGAATAAATTAATTGTTGCGTAAAACATATAAATATAAATTCTGTTTTTAGATAAATGGAAGTCAACTTTGGTTTTGATGATATTGAACCACTAAACATTGATTTGAATGATGGTCCAACGATTTCACAAAATGAACCGAGTACATCTAATTTAGGCGTAGGTATAGAATTATTAATGAATGATAAACAACGACAATCTACATCGGGTAATATTGAAATTGGAGATTTAGACAAACTTGAGAGCGAGTTGAATGATTTAACAAGTGGTGGTGATTCACAACCAATTACAAATAACAACTTTGACGAAAAACCAATTAGTACGGGAGAAACAATTCAAATGCCAAGATTTGTTGAACCGCCGTCAAACAATGATTCAAAATTAGGTACAGCGACGGTAGAAACAATTGGTTCTAATAGCAATGGCTTTATGAAAGCACCAAGTGAATCATTTATGCGAGAAGTCAAACCGAAAATGAATGAACGCGAAATGCGTAGGAAAAAACGCATTATGTTGAAAAAATTAGAAAATTGGCACGAAAAGGGAATGATAAGCGGTAAACTTGAATTAAATATGGATAGTGATTTTGACGAAGTTGAAGATGAATATGAAACCGCACTTGACGACAAGCGAAAAAAGGATAGTGTTAAATTGCAAGGGTGGTGGTTTATGACAGCAGTAAATTCCATTGAATATGCCAATGCGGCATTCAATCCATTTGATTTGAATTTAGATGGTTGGGGAGAACAGATTAACGAAGATATTGATAGTTATGAAGACATTTTTTCGGAACTTCACGAAAAATATAAAGGTGGGAAAATGGCACCGGAATTATCACTTGTATTGCGACTCGGATTCAGTGCTGCGGTTGTCAATTTTACAAACAAAGCGTTGTCAAGTGCTACTCCTGGATTTAATGATGTAATACGTCAAAATCCAGATTTGATGAAAGCATTCAGTGACGCTACTGTAAATTCTATGAGTCAACAATCGCCCGGGTTTGGTTTTATGAATAATATGATGAACGAACAAGAGATGCGACCGCGCGGACCGCCACCACCAGCACCGCAGGAAACAAATAGAACAAAGGGACAACAAGACCGTCCAGTGTCCTCGCGTCCGGATATTCGCGCTTCATTGAACGAACCTGGTGTTGAAATGTCTGGTGTTAAATCTATAAACACACAAGAAAAAAGTTCTCGTCCAGAAATGAAGGGTCCAATGAATAGTGATATTGATAGTATACTCGCGGGATTGAAAACAAAAAATGTGAATATTCAAAACGATAGCAAGGAAGACTCAGTAATCAGTGCTAACTCTCTCGGACAATATTCAACAGGTTCTAAGGCACCCAAACGAACACAAAAACGTAAGCAAAAATCAGATAAGAACGTAATTTCATTAGACATTTAATATATATGTAAATTAGAATATAAACAGTATTAATCATTAATGTTTGATATTAGTATTTGATATATTTGTTGAATAATTTTCACATATAATATTGATAAATAATATCGTTTGGCAACTTGGCGGAGTGGTTAACGCGGTGCCCTGCTAAGGCATTGTCCTATGGACGCGTAGGTTCGAGTCCTACAGTTGTCGGAATGTATAATTATATAAAAATAATATTTGTTATTATTTTTACATTGAAATAACTAAGCTTTTATTTTCATCGTTGATATATATGAAAATAAAATAATTATTTATTGATCTTCGCATAATAGATTAACTAATTTACATAGTTAATAACGCCAATGCATCACCTTTTTTCATTTTGGATACAGATGTAGATAACCCGCGACTTTTCACAAGACTGCGAAGTTGTTTTAAAGTCATTTTGTCATAATCTAATTCACCTTCACTTTCAATGCGTTCTGCGATTTCGTTACCATCTTCTGTACTAATTGTCGCATCATCATCATCATCTCCGTCGTCTCCATCCTTGTGTTGTTCTTCATCATCTCCATCCTTGTGTTGTTCTTCATCATCTCCATCCTTGTGTTGTTCTTCATCATCTCCATCCTTGTGTTGTTCTTCGTCATCACCGTCGTTATCGCTTTCTTCGTCATCTCCGTCGTTATCGCTTTCTTCGTCATCTCCGTCGTTATCGCTTTCTTCGTCATCTCCGTCGTTATCGCTTTCTTCGTCACTTTCTGCATCGTTATCGCTTTCTTCGTCACTTTCTTCATCGTATTCATTATCACTATCCTCATTGCCACGTTGAATAAGACCTGTTGATTGTTGTTCTGATATATCCACATAAGGAATATTCATTTGTTGAGAAACGTATCCACCCGAAGACATATTTTCATTTTCTATCATATTCATTTTTTGTACTACATTATTAAGCATATCCAATGTTAGTTTGTAATTTGATTCAACCGTATTCAATCTTTGTCTGAAATTGTATATCAACATCAATACAAGTAGGCAACAAATCAAAATACTTGCGACAAAAAATGTATTCATAAAACTTATCATTCCACCCATTATAGATTTATCTATTATTATATATAACAAATATGAACGATTATATTTATATTTATTTAGTAATTATTATATAATATTATATTATTATCACAGCATATGATATAATGGAAGCACCTACCGCAAAAATAAACAATATATTTGACATGAGCGATACAAAGAATGTACTAATACTTATATTAGCAGTGATAATTATTTTTTCCATGTTTGGAATAAACATTGTTATATTAATTGGAAATATGTTCCAAACAATAATGGAAGTATTTATGCCAGTTGTAAGACAATTATTTGGAATTGTTGGGGTTTCTGGCGGCACATTAATAAATAACACCGCGGATATAGTTGGCGATACAGCAAAATTTGGAATAGATGTTGCTGAGGGTACAATACAATCAGTTGGATCTATATTACAACGTGCCGGCGAACAATCATTAAATGCTAATGCGAATAATTTACAACAAACAAATACCCCGTCAACACCTTATTCAAATCCAGTAATGACAACACCTTCGTCTAAAAAAGCGGGTTGGTGTTTAGTAGGAGAATATCAAGGTCGTCGTGGATGCATTGAAATATCTGATTATGACAAATGCTTATCGGGTAAAGTATTTCCAAATCAAGGAGCGTGTATGAACACGAATTAATAACATCTAATATACAAAATTAAATGTTATTTTTATTTTTACTAATAGTCATTATAATTCAAAAGGTAACGATTTCCCATGAATCCGTGATTGTAACAATAAATACTTACTCGTCCAAAATCGCGAATTACTTCTACTTTTACCACTCCATACATGAATAAATAGTCTCCATTTTCAGGATCATTCACGTCAATATAAACAGATTCGGGTCCTATTTGATATGTTTCAGTAGAGTTGAAATTGTTATTTGTATTATTGAGATATCTATTATATCCAATATCGTTATTATTTGAATATACAATATGATAATCTTTTACACCATTATCATCAATATATAAATCATTGTTTAATATTGCTATTGGGTGACTTGCTGAAATATTGACGAAATAATAGGTTCCTATTCCAAGTGTGTAATATATATTAGGATTGTACCTGATATCTTCAACGTTATATATAGTATTTGTTAGTGTTGTTCGTTTTAATAAAAGTACATTTTGATACACTTGCTCTGTATAATATTTCGCTACATCCACATATGTAAATTGCGTCAATGTAATATTTTCACTCGCATCTGTTTGCTGTTGAAATAAATTTTGCGAAAGTTGATTCAAGTCTGAAAAATATTTATTTTTGAAAATAGTTTCAACAATATTCGTCTCGGATGATGCGTTGTAAATTTCATATTGGGGTATATTTGTAGATGATATTGTATTAATAGAAACGTCATAGTCATTCTCAACATTGTAAATAATACCATAAGATGTATTGAAATCAATAAGACTTGAAATCGTAGGATTTATGTTCGCTTTGGCATAAATGTCATATATGAATTTATTCGACGTATTGATATCTTGTATTTCAACTTCTATATTATCTAAATATTGTATGTGTTGAAAATAATTATTGTCTTCAATATGGTATTGAAAACTAATATCAATAGAAATTTCTTTATTTACATCTATTGTTATCGGCTGACCTATAATATAATTGCTTGTAGGTAACCCGACATATAGTTCAGGATTGTAAAATAGTGAAAATGTAATAGATTCTATTTCAAATGAAATAGTTCTTGTAATACTATCTCCATTCTCGTGCGAACCGATACCAATACCATCACCTTTAACATATAATGAAATAGGAATGTTAAAATTTACTGTTGATAAAGTTTCTATGGAATTAATTGAGTAAATATCGTATAATTTTGTATCTGCAATATTATCATTCAATAAGACGTTTATATCGGAATTGATTAATATATTATAATTATTAATGTCCGCGACAATAGCGTAGTTGTTGAAATTCTTGTATTTATATAACGGAACGGATTTATCTTCATATAACTCTATATTACCGGGAACATCAGAATTAGATGACGGTTTTCGTACAATTGTAGATGTATTACATGTATAATCAATAGCTGATGGTATGACATAAAAATCTAAATATTGTGTTAGATCGCCAATATAAATATTTTTGATATTTCCCGACTTTGCGTAATTTCTACTTTTATTAATTGATTGTACTATATACGAGAAACGTTGATTGTTTGTAAAATTATTTGTTTTGGAATTAGATGCGTTATTTGAATATTTTAAAATTTCTGCTTTTCGGCGCATATCAAAATCCGTATTTGTATATTGAGAACCGATATACGGATTTAACATTTCAAAACGAGAACTGGGTATTATTAGATTTTGGAATTTCTTTCGCTGATTGCATTGGATAATTTGGGCTGTAACTTCATCTCCCATAATATATTATTTGAATTATATATTATGTGTATAAATTAGAGCTTGCTGGTATACCAAGTATTTGATAAATATGTGAAATAGTTGCTACTTCTATTGGATTCTTGTGATTGGCTACTTGTTGTAAGATTCGGTCCATTGGATAATATTGAATTTATATCAAATACATCAATCGCACGATTAAAATAGCGTAAATCGGAAATTTTACCCGACATGGTATGACTACTTCCGCTCAATATTACGGGGTGATAGTTCTGTTTTGGTACGTGGTCTAATACAACCCGACCAGAAATAGTACCATTGACATATACATCCATGATTGTATTCTTCATACGAATAGCAACGTGAACCCAATTTTTTATAGGTATGTTATCTATTTCCATAGATACGTTAGGATCGTTTGCTTGAACTGAATCCATTACAACGTGTAATTTGGCACTTTTTACATCACCATTGGTAGTATTGGTTAAATATAATCCTGGTCCATTACTAACAGTCGCCAATCCGGTAGTACTATCAAACTCGTCATTTCCTTTGCTAAATATGTGATGATATTTCTCATCATTTTGTGGAACAGCATCTATGAACAACCACGTGGACCAAGTAAACTCTAAACCAGTGTTCTCGTTATTTGACCTAAATATAGGTACAGAGTTAGCATCTTTTGGGTCTGATGAAACGATGATTTTCTCGCCCCCGTTTACTAATCCTTGAATTACGTATGGGCTTTCACTTGGAGATAATATAAAGTTCAACAACCATATCCCAATTTTCAAAAATAATACGAAAAGTATAATAATTAATAACAAAAATGCGAATTTTGCGACAACCGTGTTTGATTGTAAATACGGTGCACTTACATCGTCCACATCCGTAGAGAATTTTGAAATAGTGTCATTGAAGGTTTCCTTCGTGGAAGTGATTGTTTCGGCTACATTATCATAACCATCTTTTAATGTATTTGATAATTTTTGAAAATTTGTTTGTTCGGACATTACTTATATATATATAAGTAATGTTATATTTTTTTAGAACAATTTAAATTTTGATTGTTCTATATTGTCTTTGAATACAGATATATCGATACCATATGCGGGTAACATTCCAGTTTGTCCGTTACCTTTCATATATATGTCATATGCTGCTTGTGGATTGATTGGAGTAGTCCATCTTGTAAATTTGGCAACGGTAGCGTTGGGAATACTACCAATAGTTACAGATGTTCCAGTAGGACTGTCTTGTCCTATTTCAGAAGAACGTACAAGTTTACCGTCTAAATAAAAATCAGCAATAGTATTGTCTATGCTGACTAAGATATGGACCCATTTTTGAACGGGAAAATTATCTGTGATTGTTACATCGGAACCAGACTGAGATTTATACTTCAATGTAGGTGTAAGTGTCGCTAAATACAATTTACCACCAGTCATAGCATCGTCGGATCCGTGAGAATATATAGTTTTGGGAGCGGAATTATTCCAGTTACCCACATAGACCCATGTTCCGTACGCATAACGTGTACTTGTAGGACTATTTACATCAACATTTACGGGTTGATCTATCTTTACAAAATCTTTTAATTCATTCGATGTATCAAATAAATATATATATACCAGGTATATAATGACAACAATAAGGACACCTATTATAACCATTGAATAGTTCATAATTCAATATATATATTGATTATATATAATATATTGTATTCAAATTATATGATGGGTGGATTCTGAGTACTATATATATTATATGCTTGCGTGATTTGTCGTCGTGATAACGTGTATGGATAATAATTTATATTGCAAATTGAACCTGATATTCCTGAATCTTCACCAATATTAATAATATCATAATTGCTAAATGTTGGTAATTTCTCTAATGTAGTTGTTTTTTGCAATTCACCATTAACAAATATGTCAACATTTTTACCAGTATAATTAAACACTATGTTAATCCATCTTTGTAATGGAGCATCCAAATCAACAAATTCTAAATCACCATTTGAGTTTGGGTTATTTGATAAATATGCTCGATATATATACGGACTATCCTTTTTATTTAATATAACAGATGCATCATTGGTATCGTTTTTGATTGTATTATATTTGAATTTCAACTCTGGCTTTCCATCAAAACTAAACAATGAATATTCTTTGTTTGTATTAAAATTTGGTATCGGGTTCGCGAATATCCATAATGATACTGAATAATTTTTACTAATAATACCCCTATTTTTTTTAAGATCGTTATTAATATAAATAGATTCGCGTTTCAAGTCTTCCATATTATAAATGGATTTGTGATTATTCAAAAACACAGGGTCGTGTAATAAACTAATTTCTTCCTTCTTTTTGAATAACGCATTAATTATAGCAGGATAATAAATAATAAGAAGTAGTATAACAAGTTCCAATATAAAAAGTATATATACATCGTGTGTTGTTGATTTAAATTCTTTTAACATATACGCAATAAAATCACTTATCATACATGGAATGTAAAATACGAGATACGAAATAAATCCTAATGTACCGTCAAGAGAACGTAAATAGTTGCTGAAAACACGATATATAATTGTCAATCCTACAACAATGGCTACAATAACAAGTATACTAGATACGTATTGTGCCAGTTCTAATTGGTAATTACTTATATCAATGTATGTGTATGCCATCAAGACACAAAATATTGAAATTAACATATAAAATATATATTTAGTCTCTGCTGGTATACCTTCAACGTCAAATGATGCCCCGGATATACCCAAGTATAATGGTATTAGTACGATTGCCATATAAAATAATATTTTGCTATTGTCATATATAAAATTTGGATATTTGTCATATACATATAATACGATCGTTCCAAATATTACTGCAACTAAAAAGTTGGTATATTTCATAAATATTTTACCATATCCGACATCGTTTAATATATCACTTATTAAATCTATAAAATTTTCGTATAGTTTGTTTATTTGCTGAATCATAATATAATATATATAATAGTTATAATATATATTATTACATATTTTCCATTGCGGTTTTTTCTCCATGACATTCTCTACATAAAGCCACTAAATTATCAACGTGATTAGACCCCCCATATTCCAATCTAACTTTATGGTCCACTTCAAACCATGCGGTTAACTGTTTTTTACATTCACCGCATTTCCAGTCTTGATTGGAAGCGACGTATTTCTTTTTTGTTTCACTAACAGACCGTTTTGTACCTTTTTTCCCAGAATTCATTATTACGTTTTTTGATGTTTCTTCTTGTGTGTTATTGTTATTTCCAAATTGCGCGGATGTTAAATTCAAAAAAGGACTGATTACGTTCGTAGTATTTTTGTCAATCGGCATATATTTTAAATATTCATTTGTGGATTTCACTATTTGTGACATTTTTGTAGGGTCTTTTTTAATTAACCAGTATATCATATATGATCCTAATGCTACGCCCGCCATCTGATAATATTTTTTCATTGATAGTAATAATTTCAAATATTTACCGTCTGTATGGATATTATATATAACTATTGATGTGATTAATAAAAAGTAAAGTTCAATTCTCATGTTTTATATACTGATGTTATATTATTCTATATAATATATGTATATTACGATTATTAATATCAAAATATAAACAAGATATATATAATTTTTTTTGATATTCAAAACACTCATTAATTGTTTTTGTGTATCTTCAAATAAAATCAAATATTTCATATATGCGTCTTTGCGTGTTATTTGAGGTTTATGTAATCGTTCATTCACTTTGTTATGAATAAAATGGACCCACTTTTGAAAATCAATACTATTATCTAAATATGGAGATATCGGATACTTATCCAATAGCAATAAGAAGTTTTTTCGCGATTCATTATCGGGTATAAATACTGGGAAATTCATTATTAAATCATAATATTTTCGTTTCAATACTTTATTGGGCTTATCTGGGTAATTGTATGATATTGTATGTAAGAAAAACCAGTAATGCGGACCCCATACCTCGGGATTAGTCGTTGTCATATAATGTATATATATATTCAAATATTATGTAGAATACATAAAGGTTATACTACATAATAATGTAGTATGGATAATTATTGTAATAATTGTGGAAAACAGGGACATTTATATCATCAATGCAAATTACCAATTACAAGTAATGGTATTATTGCTTTTCGTAAGAATAAATCAGATGCATTAGAGTATTTGATGATATGCCGAAAAGATAGTTTAGGTTACATTGATTTGATCCGTGGTAAATATGATGTATATAATCACGAATACATCTTATCAATGATAAATCAAATGTCAATCATGGAAAAGGTAAATATACTCAAACACGATTTTAACTTTTTATGGACGAATGTATGGAATATGACACATAATAATAAAAAATATAAAAATGAATATATAAATTCATTTGAAAAATTTAATAAATTAAAACAGGGTTATATTGATAAAACAACAAAAGAATACGTGTCATTTGCTACACTTATAAAGAAATCATATACAAGATGGATACATCCAGAATGGGGATTTCCAAAAGGGCGTAGAAATTTTCAGGAAAATGATTATAATTGTGCAATGCGAGAATTTTGTGAAGAAACTGGGTATGCGCCAACAATGTTGAATAATATATCCAATATTATGCCATCCGAAGAAATATTTACAGGTTCTAATTATAAATCATATAAGCATAAATATTTTTTGGCATATGTGGATTATAATATTAGTACAGAAACATACAATCATCAACAAAGTGAAGTGAGTCAAGTAAAATGGCTAACATATGATGAAGCAATATCACATATCCGTGATTATAATTTAGAAAAGAAAAATATATTAACGAATCTGAATACATTCTTAAAAACATACCGATTATTTGAAATGTAAAATCTCTATTAGTATTATATAATGAATAATACTAATAATATAGAAGACATCAATGACAAGAAACCAAAAAAATGTAAAGAAGGTAAAGAATTGAATCCAAAAACAGGTAGATGTGTCAATATATGTCCGCCCAACTTTACACGAAACGATGATTTTAAATGTGTAAGTGATAAAAAAGAACAAATCGTCGCAACTAAACAGTCAACACCTATATTACAACCCGAACAGATTGATACAACTACCGAAAATCCGATAGTATCTGCGATTTCAAGTATATTCACACAATCGTCAAAGAAAACGAAAAAGAAACGCGAAAAATGTCCGAACGGAACAAAAAAAAATAAAAAAACCGGATTATGTGAGCCAATTAAACCTATTGAAATGGTTGAAAAAGATAACACAGAAAAAGATTTGAAGAAAAAGGAGTCAGATGATGCTAAAATCAAAAAATATGAAGATCGTTTATTGGATGTTGTTAACAACGAAAAGAATAATGATAAAGCTATTACTCATTTGGGTAGAAATTCAAATACAATTTCTTATCTTATTAATGAAATTGAAAAAAACACAGGTATAAAATACACAATACACGATTTTATTTATAATCAGGAAAATAAATTCTCAAAAGATGATTATATTTCTATCAATGCCAAGTCAGTTAGAGATATTTATCATATCTTACAATTAAAAGATCCGAATGAAAAATATGTATTTCTCAATACCAAAACCCGATTGGTAGATAAGATTATTGAATTGCAGAAAAGGTATATTGCGGATGATGTTAGTTTAAAAGCGGAAAATACCACTACTCAAACAAAAGATAATACGATTAACAAAGCTAAAATATTGCCAATTTCTAAACCGATATCCATCCACGGCGAATTCGCAAGTTACACGATCAAAAAGAAAAATCAAAAAATAGATAAAAAATTTCAGTTGTTTGATTTATCCAATAAAATACCATTATCTATTATTGATAAAGAGAACCCCGATATTGAAAACGAGTACACAAAGCATTCATTAAAAGACGACGATTTATTGAAACGTATAGAATTAGACGAATATAATGACATTTTAGAAAATGATACAAATGATAATAATTATCCCACACTGAATGACCCGAATTTTAGCAGTAAACTATCATTATTCAAAGAATTCTCTGATACAAAGTATGATGGTAATATTGGAAATATCAAGGAATTAGCAAATAAAATGTGTAATGCTGATTTTGAACTTATGCCACATCAGTTATTTGTGAAAAACTATTTGTCCGAACATACACCTTATAATAGTTTATTATTATATCACGGTGTAGGAACTGGTAAGACGTGCAGTGCTATTGGAATAAGTGAAGATATGCGTAAATATATGATGCAGACAAATTACAGTCACAAAATTATTATAGTAGCATCACCCAACGTTCAAAAGAATTTTTACGGTCAATTATTTGACGAAGATAAATTGAAATTAGAGGGAGAACATTGGAACCTTCATAGTTGTATTGGACGTACATTACTTCAAGAAATAAACCCCAATGACGTAAAAGGGCTTGAACGGTCAAAAGTAATTAATAACATCAAAAATATCATAAAGAAATATTATAATTTTATGGGCTATATTGAATTTTCTCGTTATATCCAGAAAAAGATTAATGTAAGCGATTTACAAGCAGATAATGATGTCAAAAAGGCGCTTGAAAAACGGAAAATTAAAACATTTTTTGATAATCGTTTGATTATTATTGATGAAGTTCACAATATACGCATTACCGACGATAATACAAATAAACAGGCAGCAAAACTATTGATGAAAGTTGCCAAACATAGTCATAATATGAAGTTATTACTTTTATCTGCTACACCAATGTTCAATAGTCATTTTGAAATTGTATGGTTAACCAATTTATTAAATATCAACGATAACAGAAGTAAAATCTCTCAATCGGATATTTTCAACGCAGATGGCGAGTTCCATGAAAAAGATGATACCCATTCTGAAAGTGGATCGGAATTGTTACAACGAAAATTAATAGGGTATGTTTCATATATACGTGGCGAGAACCCATACGCATTCCCTTTCCGTATATATCCGAATGATTTTGAACCCGATAACACTATTATTGAGCGCATCCCAAAACAACAATTTAATGGTATTGAAATTAAAACACCAATGAATCATATACCAATTTATAATACAGAAATGGGTAGTTTCCAGTTAAAATATTACAAAGAACTTATATCGGGTCTTCCGGAACAAACAAAAGATATGTTTGTTAAAAAGAAATTTGATGAATTGGAGAACATAGGTTACGCATTATTACAGAAACCGATTGATGCAACCACTTTTGTCTTTCCTACAAATAATATTGAGAACCCATATAACATTGGTAAAAGTGGTTTCTTGGGAATTATGAATTTTAAAACGGATAATACAATCCCACTCAAATATGATTACGAATATAAACCAGAAACATTAGAGAACCATGGGAGAATATTTGCACCCGAAAATATATCAAAATATAGTGGTAAATTCTCGTCAATATCTTCAAAAATTAAAAAATCAAATGGGGTTATATTAATATATTCTCAACATATTGAGGGGTCTATTATACCTTTTGCACTTATGTTAGAAGAAATGGGTTTTACACGATTTTCTAAAAATGAAAAATCAAATAAAAACCTTTTCAAAGAAAATATTCGGGAACCTATTGATTATAAAACATTAAAACCACGCAATAAAACGTCATCATTTAATCCGGCAAAATATTGCATTATAACGGGAGATAAGCATTTTTCACCTAATAACGAAAATGATTTACGAACTATTACAAGTATTGAGAATAAAGATGGAGAACTTGTAAAGGTAGTTATCATTTCAAAAGCAGTAGCTGAAGGTGTGGACTTTAAATTTATCCGCCAAATACACATTATTGAGCCTTGGTATAATATGAATAGACCCGAACAAATTATTGGACGCGGGGTTAGAAATAGAAGTCATTGTGCTCTTGATTTTGAAGACAGGAATGTTGAAATATATCTATATACATCACAAGATAAATCATTGACACATGAAACACCAGATGTCTATATGTATAGAAATGCCGAATACAAAGCGATTAAAATTGGTAAGATTACACGCATATTGAAATCTATTTCAGTAGACTGCAAGTTAAACATTTCACAAACCAATTTTTCGGTGGAAAACATTAACAAATTAATAGAAAACAAAAAAACAACCATTCGCTTATCAAGCGGTAAAACGATTCCATATAAAATTGGCGATCGTCCGTTTACTGAAATATGTGATTACCAAGACAACTGTGAGTATACGTGTGTCGCTACACGCGATTATGGAAAAAAAATTAACCTTTCAAACTATAAGAAATACTTTGCTAATGCGAATTATTCTATGATTTCATCGCGCATAAAAGGACTATTTCAAAAACGTTTTGTATATTCTCAAAGCGAATTAATTAAAGAAATCAATATCCAACAAACATATCCAATAGAGCAAATATTCTATGTTCTCTACAATATGGTGGATAATCGCAGTGATATTATTATTGATAAACATACACGTGAGGGATATTTGATTAATAAAGGGGATTATTATGCGTTTCAACCCAAAGATATTGGAAATGAAAGCATATCCATGTACGAACGTATTCATCCAGTTGATTTCAAACATGAATATATGACATTGGATAAGGATACTTCATTTATACAAAATGTAACAGAGACATCCGTTGATAGTGATTATAATAGCATTATGGAGAAAATAGACAATGTCAATAAATCCATTTCACAAGACAAAGTTATATCAACACAAAATTGGGTTACCATAGTAACAAGTAAATTATTTCAAAATTTAATGTTTGATGGGATCCAAATGGAAAAAGAAAAATTTATTATCTTTATGAATTTCAAATTATTTGATGAACTTGAAAATAGAGATAAAATAACCCTTTTTAATGTGATATATTACAAAAAGGAAAGAAGCGATTTCAAAGAACAATTGATACATACATATCTAACCAATAAATTAGTATCATACAATAAGAAGAAATATTTAGTTTTGATTCAAGATAATAAACACAAGATATTTATAGTGGGTAAAGAGAACCTAAGTGAAGGTTCTCTACTTGATTATGAAAATCTAAAAATACCTATAAGTGAAAAATATTTACAATCCAGAAACAATATTTGGACGATGTTCGGTTTTATGGAGAAAATGAAAAGTCAAGAAACACGCTTGAAAATTAAGACTCTACAAAGTGAATATAAAAGCAACAAGGGTGTGTTTTGTAATACAATAAATTACAAGGATTTTATATTGCGCTTACAATGTATTATTGATGGAAACAAATGTAACGAACCAATTCAAGACACAGAAACACGATTCCATGATTTGTTACAACATCATTTATTAGACGTACATAAAGTATCTACAAAAACAAAGAATCAATCGCAAATCACGACACGCGCAACACTTTGTTTATTTATGGAATTTTTATTACGTTATTTAGACGATATAAAATATAGAAATAAACGTTATTTCTTTGACGCCGATGAAGCAATTCTATCACAAATAGTAAAAATATAAACAATAAAATTGATTAATAATATCAGATACATAATAATATAAATATTATTATATAAACACATTAACTATGCGCGACGACAAACTTTATAGCATATTTATTCAGTCTTTATTAGAACGGAAGGTATATTTGCATATTAATGAGGTAGGTAAAAATGTCAAACAAAATCTTGAATTGAAATTAAAATATGATTTGGAGGATAAATGTATCAATGAGGGGATTGTAAAAAACGGTTCAATCAAAATTATTAGTTATAGTGCTGGAAATGTAATGGGAGAAAAAATATGTTTCCACTGTGTATTGGAATGTTTTATATGTAATCCTGTTGAAGGTATGTTAATTGAATGTACTGTAAAAACAACTACAAAGGCTGGAATTCATTGTGAATATATTGATGAAGACGAAAATGTCCCGTTACACGTGTTTGTTGCTAGAGATCATCACTTCAATAACAATAAATTTATTAATTTACAAGAAAATGATAAACTCAAATGCAAAATATTGGGTAGTCGGTTTGAATTAAATGACCCATACATCACGTCTATTGCGACGTTGTATAATGATTAAGAAAATAGTATAAAAAGTAGATATTATATTTTTTTATATTATGGAAGCATTGAAAAAAGCAATTGATGAATGTGATAAACAACAACATATTGAGATTTACAAAATCCTGAAAAAGAATAATATACATATTAGCGAAAATAAAAATGGTTCATTTGTGAATCTATCAAATATTACAGATGACAATGTCATAGCCGAAATTAAGGAATACATTAATCATCTAAATACACAAGAAAATGAATTAAAAGAAAAGGAAGACAAGAAACAAGAATACCATACATCGTACTTCTAGAAGTGTATAAAAATATATTATTGTGGTAGTATAAAGGTTATATAATATAATATTATACGAAATGCTGTACAACCAAGTAGAATTAATTGTAAGTCATATTTATAAAGATAAAATTAGTAATAGTTTTGATATTACTAATTTACAGCGCTATTTTTTCACACATACGTTGAAAAATGCGCTTGATTCCAATACAAAAAATGTTAATATTCAAACAATAAAACGTAATACACACGAGGATGTTAAACGTGAACTAAAAACATTTGATATATATAAAAACAACATTACTTCGGTGGATGTGAAGGAAAATTGTGATAAAAAATACAGGATAACTCATAAAGATACATTATTTTGGAGTCTATATATACTACATCATGGTTATTTAGAGTATATGAAAATACATATTAATTATGGAAATGCATATCTCAACGAAAAGAAGAAGATGTATGATAATTTACATACCAAGCGAGATTTAGTAAAGAATAGTAATATCAAAGTGACAAATGTATTATTTCAAGAAATTATGAGCGATCTTATGTCATATTCAAATAAAAATATCAATTATAATATGATTTATGCGTTTATCGCACATTATAAGTTCAATATTATTATTCTTAATGAAGAAAAACAATCTTTTTTCCATTTCAAAAATGAGATGACATGCAATTGTACTCACTTGATTCAACTCAATAAAGGAAAGTACTATGATATTTCAAAAGAAAATATGGACGAAAATGAAATCAACACTATTTATACTACGTATATTCAGTTGCACAAGTATGATAAGCCAATGAAAGGAAGTTCATCCTATAAATTGGACGACCTAAAAGCATTTGCTGGAAAACTTAATATTGACATTCACAATTTGAAGAAAGACCACATATATAGAGAAATATACAAAACGATCGCTTGGTAAATACTAATTCAACTTTTAATATCTAAAAATTGAATTCATATAAATATATGTAATAATACTATATATAACAACTTCATCTATTAAACACTATGAATATGGAACAACTCGTTGATAAATATTTAGAAAATAAGCCACTTCTTTCGGGTAATAAAATGAATGAATTTGAAATTAGATTTGGAACGAACCCACGTGTCGGAAAACCAATCAATCGAATAGATTATGAAAATGTCATAAAATATATTATGTCGTGCGGGTTTGAAACACAAAATAAGGATGGTAACAATATGTTACGTATTACCAACGAGTTTGTAGATAAACGGACAGGTACAACACGAATGTCAAATATTCGCACAGAACTTGTCGGTGATGATGTTATCAAAGAATATTGTATCCATAATAGCCTTCAAAAGATTATTGATATGCCATCTTCTACTTCGGATAAAATCAAATTTACACAAAAAATGTATGCGAATGATAAAAACGGAGAACGATTAAATCCGATTGATGTAGAACAATACAATCTTCGTGTCGCATACCAAACAGAAAACGATTTCAATATCTATTCAAATATATCCAAAAACATTATCCGAGGTTGGACGGAATCTAAAAAGGTGTTCCGTCTAATCAATCGTGTTCGTTTTTACCATTCACAATATCCCATATATGTTGATGTAAGTATAGTAAAATCATCGTCTAAAAAAAATAGACAATACGTTCCCGAATATACAATTCAAGATTCAAATGTGTTTAACAATATTGAAAATTATGAAATAGAATTGGAAGTGAATAACAATTCAGTGGGTACTGGGTCACAATATGACACTACAAACAAATTAACATCGTCTATTAAAAAGGTTATTCGTATCATCATGTCTGGAATGCAAAATACAAAATTTCCAATTACATATACAGAACAGAAAGACATAATAAACGAATACTTATCAATGATTCACGGAAATGAAATACCGAGATATGTTAATCCCAAACATTTTATTGGACCATCATCTTATACATTACAAATTGAAAACGTGGTTGCAGAAAATGAAAGTAATGTACCAAATATTAATAATGGTTATTGTGTTACCGACAAGGCAGATGGTGAACGACGTTTTATATATATTTCAAAAGTGGGGAAAATTTATATGATTAATACAAATATGCAAATAATATTCACGGGTACAGTCACAACACAAGATGAATACTTTGAAACGCTGATTGACGGTGAATATATCAAGTACGATAAAAACAATAAATATATAAATCTGTATGCGTGTTTTGACATATACTATTTAAAGGGTAAAGACATTCGTAATATACCGTTTGTTCTTACCGACGACGGAAATACAAACTTCCGATTATACCACTTACAGAATATAATCTCAACATTGAAATACAAACCAGTAGTCAGTACGCTCGATACAAAATTACGAATTAACGTCAAAACATTTTACATTTCAACACCCACTCGCAATATTTTCACTTGTTGTAGTCAAATATTCTCAAATATTGACGATGATGTCTATGAATACACCACAGATGGTATTATATTTACACCCAACAAAATTAGTGTGGGCGTTAACGAAGAAGGTGATAAAATTTCAAATTTCAAAGTATCATGGACGCATTCATTCAAATGGAAACCCCCAGAATATAATACAATTGATTTCCTTGTTTCAGTTAAAAAGGATGATGGTAATCAACCTATAATCAATCATATTTATCAAGATGGTTCAAATTTACATACTACATCACAAATGAATAAATATAAAACACTTACATTGAGGTGTGGTTACGACCAAACAAAACACGGTTATATTAATCCGTGTGAAGACATTTACCAAGATACGATTAATAATACAATCAAGAATAAAGACGACGAATCTAATTATAAACCCGTTCCATTTGTACCAACTGATCCATATGATACTGACGCACACGTATGTAATGTATTATTGACAAATGATGTAATGATGACAGAAGAAGGCGAGCCGTTTGATGAGAATATGATTGTTGAATTCCAATATGTTATTGATAATAAAAAAGGTTGGAATTGGGTTCCATTACGTGTTCGGTATGATAAAACAAATGAATTACAAAATGGTATCAGGAATTATGGAAATGCGTATCACGTAGCAAATAATAATTGGAGATCAATTCATTATCCCATAGATACACAAATGCTAAGAACTGGAACTAACTTCCCTACATATTACGAACATTCCGATGTATATTATAATCGTAAGACCGGACATTCATATACGCGCAGTTTACGGGATTTCCATAATCTGTATGTTAAAAGCAATCTCATCGGTAGTGTTCTCAATCAAGGTAATACGTTGATTGATTATTCTGTTGGAAAGGCAGGAGATATGTCAAAATGGATGAGAAATAAACCCAGTTTTGTATTCGGTATAGATATTTCAAGAGACAACATACATAATAAAATAGACGGTGCGTGTGCCCGATATATCAATAAATACAAAGAATCAAGTAATATCTTCGACGCACTATTTGTCGTGGGAGATTCTACATTGAATATCAAAAACGGTTCCGCGTTTACAAATGAAAAGGATAGAAATGTATCAAATGCGGTATTTGGCATTTCTCCCAAAGAAAAAGTGTTAATTGGTAAAGGTGTAAATAAGAGTTATGGTAAAGGTTCTACCGGTTTTGATGTCGGTTCTTGTCAGTTTGCTCTCCACTATATGTTTGAAAATCGTAACACATTGCACAATTTTATGAATAATCTATCTCAAACGATTAGTATTGACGGACATTTCGTCGCCACGTGTTATGATGGAAATCAGGTATTCAAACTTTTGGCAAATAAAGAAAAGGGTCAAGGAGTTATACTTGAAGAAAACAATACTAAAATATTTGAAATTTCAAAACAATACGACGAAACTGGGTTTCCCGATGATGAGAACTCATTGGGATACAGTATCAACGTTTATCAAGAAACAATTAATAAATACTTTGTTGAATATCTTGTTAATTACAATTATCTTGTGCGTGTAATGGAAGATTATGGATTTATACCGCTGAGCGATGAAGAAGCAAGTCATTTGAATATGCCGTATTCGTCGGGACTATTTTCAACATTATATTCACAATTAGAAAAAGATAAAAATACCAAATATTACGGTAAAGCATTGGAAATGTCTCCAAATGAAAAGAAAATTTCGTTCCTGAATCGTTATATGATTTTCAAAAAGGTTCGCAATGTGGATGGTTCTCAGATTATGAAACTCGCAATGAAAAATTATGAATTTGATGAACCCGTTGTTAAACCGATTGAAGAAGACAAAGATACAAAAACTAAAAAATCCGGAAAAAAACGTATAATATAACCCGATACTATACCTAATAAATCAATATAAACATTTTTTAATGTATCATAATAACGACTATGACATATTATCTTTTACCAAGCTCACAATTATCTTTATTCAATCACGTTGATATCAATTTCAATGACAATATATCCGATATATATTTATCCCATTCACTTTCAAAATATCTCAATAATATAAAGGAGAAAATTACAAACAATGAATTAGGTTGGGATAATGTAAAGCGATATACGAATCCATATGAATTTATTCATACTATAATTCCAGAGAAAAGGAAGTGTATTTCCAAATATAAACCTCTTTCTCGTTCATACTTCAAAATGGTTGAAATGACTCATCTATTCAAGCTATTAGAAAAATATACGCACCATTCTATCAATACATTTCATTTGGCAGAGGGTCCAGGAGGGTTTATAGAAGCTATTTCAAATATACGAAATAATAGTAATGATACATATTATGGAATGACAATACAGGATCATAATTGTGATGACAATATTCCATCTTGGAAAAAAAGTCAACATTTTTTACGAACTCATCATAATGTTATTATTGAAAATGGGGCTTCAAATAATGGAGATTTACTGAATTTACGTAATTTTGAAAGCAATTATATAAAGTATAAGCATTCAATGGATATTGTCACTGCCGACGGCGGTTTTGATTTTTCTGAAAATTTTAATCATCAAGAAGTAAATATTCATCGTTTGTTATTCGCACAGATTTGTCACGCACTTGTCATGCAAAATTATAATGGTAGTTTTATACTTAAAATATTTGACTGTTTTCATATTGCGACGGTTGATATGTTATATTTACTATCATCTTTATATGAAAAAGTTTATATTATCAAACCACATACAAGTAGATATGGTAATTCAGAAAAATATATTGTTTGCAAAAAATTTAGATATAGTAAAACACATCATTCTAATATTTTGACCCAATTATATCAGAAATTACATTCATCAATGAGTACTATGCTGAATAATGATAAATCGTACATTCATCGGTTTATTAAAGTTGATATTTCGTCATTTTTCTTAAACAAAATTCAGGAATACAACGCAATATTCGGACAACAACAGTTGGAAAATATATCATATACATTGTCGTTGTTGAAAGATTTCAACGAAGAAAAAAAACAACAACTTGTCCGAAATAATATAATTAAATGTATTCATTGGTGTGAAAAATATAACATATATTGTAATGCCATTCCAGGTATTCTGATAAGATAAAAAAATATATTTTACATATATAAAGACTGATTATATATAATGTATATATACATAAATATACATTACTAATTTATGAGCGATACACCTAAGCAACATATTTCTCTTGTCGTATGTGGTCATGTAGATGCAGGAAAATCAACAACCACGGGTCATCTTATTTTCAAACTCGGTGGTATTTCCGAACGTGATATGCAGAAACTACAAGCAGAAGCGGATCAACAAGGAAAAAGTTCTTTTGCGTTTGCGTATTTTATGGACAAAGATAAGGCAGAACGCGAGCGTGGCGTAACCATCAACTGTACGACGAAGGAGTTCTATACAGATAGTTATCATTATACTATTGTTGACGCACCCGGTCACAGGGATTATGTAAAAAATATGATTACTGGTGCTGGATGCGCGGATGCTGCTCTCCTTCTTGTACCCGCGGAAGCCGGTGGATTTGAGACAGCAATCGCGCGCGGAGATCACGCATCTGGTGAAGTTCAAGGACAAACACGTCAACACGCCCGTCTTCTTGGACTCCTTGGTATTGAAAAACTTGTTGTGGGTGTAAACAAGATGGACTCGTGTAATTGGTCCGAACAGCGTTTCAACGAAGTCAAGGAAGAAATGACAAAAATGATTACCCAGGCGGGGTTCAAACCTAAACAAGTGGCTTTTATCCCATACAGTGGGTTTGCTGGCGAAAATTTGGTAGAACCTACTGACAAAATGCCGTGGTTCAAAGGATGGAAGGCAAATGTATCCAAGGACGAAGTTGTTGAAGGCGTAACACTATATGACGCACTTGAAAAACTTGTACGTCCACCCAAACGCTTTCCGGACAAAGAAGTACGTATTCCTATTAATGGCATTTACAAGATTAAAGGTGTTGGTGATGTAATTACCGGACGTATCGAACAAGGCACACTCAATACTGGTGATATTGTTCGTGTTGTGCCACGCGGGATTGAAAATCTTAAAGTATTTAATATTGAAATGCATCATAAGAATTGGCCGAGTGCAGGTCCAGGAGATAATATTGGTATGAATATCAAAGGACTTGATAAAATGAATATGCCTAAGGTAGGTGATGTTATTTCTCTTCAAAAGGGTAAATTACTTGAACCCGTTGAAAGTTTCACAGCGCAAGTGGCAGTTCAGGAACATCCCGGACAACTTAAACCCGGATTTTCTCCTTGTATCCACGTGAGAACAGCGAAATCGGCGTGTAAAATGTCAAAGATTAATTGGAAAATGGGTAAGAAAACTGGAAATGAGAAACTAGAAAATCCACCATTTCTTGAACGCGGAGAAAGTGCAGAGATTGAATTTGTACCACAACAGCCAATGTATCTTGAAAAATTTGAAGACTGTCAGGGTCTTGGACGTATTGCTGTAATGGACTCTAATCAATTGGTAATGCTTGGTAAAGTCATTGATGTCAAATACAAACCTTATAAATAGTAAATCTTTTGAATAATTATTATTATTGTATCATAAACATAATTCAATATTTTTATGATATTTATTACAATTATGAATATATATTATATCATATTTGATATTTTGGATGGACTACAATTTTTAACTGTACCATCATAACTGAACTTGGGTGTACATTTGAGTGGATATCCAATTTTATCTTTAATAGTATAACCATTTGCCGGAACACCATATGCCAGAGCATTCGCTACATTTTTACCGTATGCTGTTTGATATGAGTATGCGGAATCGGTGATTGAATTGTATTTTAATCGTTGAATACGCGAACTTGACGATACAGCACCTTGTTGACTATATTGAGGATTATTGGGCTTATAATACAAGGGAATATAACGGGTTTTAATGCGAGATTCGTTTTGGGATGAAAATATAACATCATTTAAATCTTGTGTTAGTCCAATATACGCAGACGGATAACTTCCAGAATTAAATCCGGTTGCTGTAACAAAATCGTTATTTGATATTTTTAATCCAGGTACAACAGTTGTAGACGGTATCGTCCAAGCTGTGATTGTAACACCGAATTCATCTTTGGGTAATTCATAATTATTTGTGTCAAAAATAGTTGTGTCGGCTGGTGTTACCACCAACTGCATCTTCTTCAAAGAATGGTTGTAAAAAAGACGAATGAGTGTAATGCGAATACTTCCTACCTTTTCTACAATATAGTGTAAATTCTCTATCATTGCATTTTGAAGAACATTATTCAATTCGTTATCATAATATTTACCCGTTGGTATAGTGACTGTATAATAGTTACCATCAATCCATTGGTATTCAAAATCAGTATTTGCTGTAAATTCGTATGTTTCACAATGGGTAGTACTATTACTTGAATATACATTTTGTACGGAACCAGGTGTTCCCGGTGTTACTGATGTATCTCCTTGACGAACATAAAAATACTGGTTTTGGTCGTGGGTTCGCGACCGACTTTCTAAATATTGTTTGGTTGATGAGTAAAATTTGCGATTGTTCATTCCACTACTTCTCACTCGTCGTAAAGCATCACCCGATTTTGAAAAAGGTAGATTAGCAACAGAACAAGGAGATTCACATTTATTTTCATTGTAGTTAAAATCTACAATTTGTTTAGAACCCGAGCAATTCGTGGCGGCAGAATTTACAATTGTTGAACCAGGTGTCTCCATCATAAACACACTTGCGTTTATTTTTTCGTTACAATTATCAACATTGATTTCGCGACGATATAATTTTAACGGATTCGCCTTGAAAATGTTTGTATTTGTTGCTATGTTTTTCTTTTTTACACTTACAATTTCATTAAATGTACGTCCCTTCCAAGAAATAATAGATGTTGTCATTATATTATATATTTATACTATATACATACATAAAAATGGATTTATGTACTAATATTTCTTTCGGACAGATAATACTTATTTTTATCATATTCTTTTTTATATTTATAATCTACGATTTCTGTATTGTGTTAGAAAAACGGAAATTCATCCCATTTTTCAAATATATACATTAAATCATATATAGAATTTACACTATTGTATATAACGAAATGATTATTACACTATATATGGACGACCTTAATTATGACTATATTGATTTCTTAGAACCCAGAGAAAATAAGATAACAAATGGAGTATTTACAAAAATAATATACTCTAATTCTATTTTCACAATGTCTGGTCTTTTTTTTTATTTTCCGATAAACATTACAAATATCAACAATAATTACAACCGAACATTCATAAATTTTGATATAACACAAGAATTAAATAAACAAATTATTTATTATTTGTCAACCATTGAAGAAAGAGTATTAAATATGTATAATTTCTCAAAAAATAAAGACCTCAAATTTTTACTCAAAGAACAATTACAATCTGGATATATCAAAATACACTCAATTGGAAATACACACAATACGATAGATTCTAAATATATTGTTAAAATATCTGGCATATGGGAAAATGAAAAAAATATAGGAATCACATATAAAATTATTACAATCAAAGATACTATTATTTACTAAACTGTGTGTTTATATTTTTCCAAAATCTTGTGTGGGATAAGTTCGGACTGATGCTCTGTTAACTTTTTACAACACTTATTTATTGTTACTTCACTCACATTACATGTCATCCGAACATCTTTTTTACTTACATTTAGGTTACAACATTGACTTACAAAATATATTACTCCCGACGCAATTGCGTGTGGTATATTGTTTGTAATAATATCATTCTTTTCTATTTTTTTTATAACAAATTTACACAACATAACCATCTCTTGATTCATATTGAGTTTACTGCAAAAACGATCAATGAATGACATTGGTGTGATTGCTGATAATGTTGTCTGTAATTCTATATCTTTATCACGTTCTATGTTATTTAATATATTTACTGCCATAGAACAACCATACGTCGCACTTGCTTTATCTAACGCAAATATCTCTGCGATTTCGTGTGCATTCCTGGGACAATCGTTCAACCGACAAGATATATAGATTGATGCTGCTTTTATTCCATCGCGATTCAATCCACGGAACATCTTTTGCTCCGATACATCTTTGTGTATTTTCATCGCGCAATCAATAAATATTTTGGGAATACCCGCATTGCGTGCCATTGTAGTAATAAATTGAAATTCGTCATATAACGCCTTTTCACGATGTGGCATCGCATTCCATTGGCTCCATTTCCTAATCTTTTGCATTTCAAAGGATGATTTACCACTTGTCATAATTTTACAACCAAATGATGATTCCAATAATAAAGGATTAATTGGATTTCCACAACGGGCATTGTTTTTCTGTGATCGGTCATCACTTCCGTAAAACGACCATTCTGGTGAGAAATCCAATACTTCTTTATATATTATCCCGCATTTTTTATTCATACACGTTGGAAAATCGTTATCCATAATCATCAACTCACTTTTACATTTACTACACGTGTTATATTGAGATGTATCCACGGATGCTGTGTTTTTGGGGATTGTTTCATTTTTATCGTTTTCCAAAATCGCCCATAATTTCTCTTTTTCATTACTCTTGATGTCGCGCTTATTCTTTTTTGTTTTGTTTAAGTAATCATACTTCGGAATACTGTTGTCAACAGTAATACTTTCATACATAATAATGTTATCTTATATTTATTATTATGTATTTGAACTTATTCAATTTTTATATTTATTTGAATGATACTTTCTTTTCCAAATCGTTAAATAATTCTTGGTCGTAGACCAATTTACCGAGTGGTTTATATTCTTTTGTAGATGTATACTCCTTTTTATTAGATTTTTCGCCATCTTTTGATAAGCCTCCGTATAATAATTGATGTTCTGCGTCTTCATCATCGTGTTCTTCTTTTTTATTTTGATACGTTTCAATCAATTCGCCCCTTTCATTTATCTTTTTACCAGTATCCTTTCTAAATTTGTCTCTTACATACGAAGGAATATGTTTCATCCAAGATATATACAAATTATTTGGATGAATGTATTTCACCTCAAATCCATTTGTTTCTAATTTTTTTACCAAATATGAAATACAATCTCCATTGTCATATAAAGGTTCCCCAAATATATATTCGGGAACATTGTACCATAAGTATTGATTACCGCCAATTGCGCGGCTTTGTATTTTTATTTTATTATGTATCCTGTTTAATAATTTATTAAAGATCGCGATCTGTTTCAAATCCTTCTTTCGGGTGGTTTCATATAATTCGTCAATGTCTATTTGATTTTCATCAGAATGTTCGTTTGGAAATATGAATGACATTATTATACTATACCGAATATAATAATATAAATATTTGGACCCATTTTTATTATATGACAGATAAGATATATAATTTCAAACATATACTTTTCGGACCGGGTGGTGCTTTTGGATTATGCTATCTTGGATTCGTAAAATATTGTATTCAAAATAAAATTATTGACTTGAATAATATAGAATCATTTCACGGCATATCCATTGGTTCTTTGTTGTCTGTTGTATTATGTTTGGGGTATGAATGTGACGTACTGGATGATTATTTTGTTAAACGACCTTGGAATAAAGCATTTGATTCAAATATTCATCTGTTATTAAACTCCATACAATCTTGTGGTATATATGATAAAAATTTCTTTATTACTATTTTAGAACCACTTTTTAATGGTAAAAATATAAGCCTCAATATTACAATGAAACAATTTGTTGAAATAACGGGAACACAAATATATATATATGCTACCGAAGCATTGTCATTTGAACCTTTTGTTTTTTCTTGCGAAGCTACACCCGATGTTACTGTGATTGATGCTATTTATGCAAGTTGCTGTATTCCCGGTATTTTTGTTCCTTGTCGCATTAATGATATAATGTATTTCGATGGTGGATTACGTATACTTATACCTATTGATAAATGCTTAGAAATTACACAGGAAGCCAATACTGATTCTATATTGGCTATTCAAGCAACTAGTGATGAAAACATTACTATTAACACAGATAATATTTTTAAATTCTTTTTTTCACTTATTCGTGTGATCGTTTCCATTATTCGGAGTAAACAACTGAATAGTATTGAATATTATTATAATTTTAATGCGGATGAATCTAAGGTATTGGATTTTAGCCAAACAATCAATAATCCAGAATTCCGTGCAGAATTATTTGAACTTGGTTATTCTCACGCAGAAGAGGTCTTCAAATAATTTATATGTATATACCATATTATGGAAAACACACCCCGTGAAAAACGTGGCAGTATAATTGAAGATATAAATAAACTCACAACCGACCAAGATTGTAATCAAAAAGTTAATGTTGGAACCACACTTGTATTAGAATTTTATCGTGTGTTAATGGGTTCTCTTTTATTATTTGTTGTACCCCAAAATTGCGATGGAGAAATTTGTACTCCTACACAAAATTATAATCGTAATGATTATGGTATGTCTAAAGCTGCTATTATTACTAATTTATTAACATTACTTTCGTTTATTTATATGTATAGTATTGAAGTTCGTCGCGAACACGCAATGATTGATTATTTACACGTGAATCCCGACAAAGCACGTTCTAATGATGCTGTGGAAGAAACACTTTCATTATTACCTATTGATATTAAAAATAAAATATGGGATTTTGATAAAAAATATATGCTTTCAGGGTATTTTTCCATGGGTACATTCTCTATCAACGCCATCATTAGTACTATTGTTATTTTACAAAACTATATGAATGACAAAACCGCAACAGCACTTATAACAAATGTACTCTTTATGAGTATGAAACTAAAAGATGTATTCGCCACGGTCCATACAGATAGGAATGTCTTTTTATCCTCGTATTTAACACGTAAAATACAATTCAATGATATAGACCCGGATGCACCACGTTTGACCGAACATTCAAATAGTATTTCTACAAGTAATGCTTCTACTGATATTGCGTGAAAAATATAGAATTATATATTCAATCTATTACCGCTATAATAACAATTATGAATTTTTATTATATATGATATAATTATTATCTCAATGGAGTTATACCATTGTTTCAATGAATTTTTCTAAATTATGAGTTGTTATACGTGCTTCATAATCAATGGATTCGCCGTCAATACTCATTTTGACTGTTGGGAATGAGTCTATATCGTGTTCGTTCATTAATTTTGAGATTTCACTTGTCTCTTCCGTACAATTTACGTCAATGCATATAATATTGTGTCCCCGGATTCGTTTGTTATTATACATACTTTTAAATGCGTTCCATTCGGGTTTTGCTGTTTTGCAATGAGGACACCAGTCGGCTGAAAAGAATAATATTTCTACATCCTTACCGTCTGTTTCTGTATTGGCAACATCTTCAAACTGCTTCGTTTGATTTTTTTCTACTATAAATTTGTTATAACTGTATTTGCCAATAAAAAAGAAGAGTAGTGAAATTACGAATATAAGAATATACGTATAGTACGGTTTGAAATATTCGTGTAGTGCTTCATAAAATGTAGCCATATTATACTATATCATAAGATATAGTTATCTGGGTTTAAACCAACGAATTTGAATCGTTGTTATTTTTCTTTATACTAATATCACCAATTACATTTGTAATTACTAATCCTTGATTTATATATTTTTTCCCGTGTTCTCCGCCTGTTATTTCAGTTGTTACTTTTATATACCATTTGTATTTATCTGTCTCAATATGTTCTGTCCCTTCTGTACTACCATTTTTTATCCATTCGTCCATAAAATAATTATGGGTTTTGTTCTCAATGGTATCTACCAGACGTTCTAATTGACGCTTTTCTCCATCTTTTTTCCAATTTCCTTCTTTGTTTTTAAAATATACGATTTGACGTTTAACATCCGTACAGTGTATAGGACGTTTGTGAATATCTAAACTATACAATGAACGTTGTATTACATCCATCATTCCATTCAGATATCCACCCTTTTCAAAACGTTCTAAATCCTTTTCGTTTATTACTATACTTTCTAAAAATGTTTGGTAGTCTATGGCATCCTTGCACTCTGTATTCAAGAAGAAATTTAAATTGAACTTATTATTCGTAGTATTATTCGTTACAAGGCTCATTGAAGACATTTGTTTCATTATAGTATTCATTTGATTTTTATGTTCTTCATCCCGTTTTTTTTGCTCTTCGAATAATACTACTATGTCAGATGACATTGTTGGTATTATTGTATTTTTATATGTACACGTACGTTTATGTCTTGATAAACCCTGCCGATACGCATATTTCTTCCCACACTCACAATAAAAAATGCGGATGTCACCATTTGTCACCATTTTGTGTTTTGCAGTATGTAGGTGCTTAATGTAGTTACTATGTTTGCTTGTATTAAAGTCACAATTCTCACAGTAAAATTTTTGGCATTTTTTTGGCATTTTTTTGTCACCATTTGTCACCATTTCCTACTAAATAATGAGATTTTTATTTTTGAAATATTGTATTTTTCCTATTTTGAAAGGTTGTTTTCCTTTGCAATATAGTAACAATCTACTTTTCTGTTATTTTATAAAAATAGTACAGTCTCCTAAAAAATCTCAGACATTTATAAATGTCCAAATCAAAAATATTTTAAATACTTTTTTTTCAAGGTTCTCGTTTTCTTAAATTACTAATATTTTATAAATTGGTTTTCTTTGCATTTATCGTGCAATGCTAAATTTACACACTGGTATATAAATTAATAAACTAATTTATATAATTTTATAACGTAGTATGCAAAGAACAACATTAACTATACATTGTACGTATAATATTTAATAACATTAATAGAATGAATAATGGAAGTAGAAAATCATATACAAATACGTTAATTTTATATATTGTTGATGTACCAGGTTCCTCTTGTGTATCCAATAGAAAAAGCGAAAATATTAAGGTTGTTACGAAGGTCGTTATAAAATTTGAAATGTATCCGTAATAAAGTCCCCAAGATGTACGATTTTCGGTATTATTGAATATTTGATATACAAGTGGTTTATTAGTCATGTATTTTACTTTTGTATGTAGATAAACGTCTATGTCTTCTATAACATGACACTCATTGATAATATCATCAAATATGCTTTGTGGGTATATAACACTTTGTGTTCCGATCGACAATATGTTCTTTCTTATCTTATCAGAATGCTTTAATGAAATTACTGGGAGACATCCAAGGAACAACATATACTTGTTTTTTAACATTGTGGGTAAAAACTCGTTTATTGTGTCTATATTACATTGTTTATTGATATCTTTGGAAAAGATGAAATCTTCTTCAAGTATCAAAATGTGTTTATAACCATTTTTCTTAGCATCTTTGAAAACATTGATATATGCATGTGTTAAATCTTGGTATGTATTTGTAATCTTTTTACTTTTGCAACTATATTTTTCACATTCTTTAAATCCACTATTATATTGTATATGTATTTTACGTGTAGGTTTAAAGTATTCAATCTGTTTTTTCACATTGTCTTCATAACTACTATTCTTCATTATTAATACATATGTTGCTTCTATGTTCTCAAATAAGCATTCTTTAAAGTGTATATTATGAATATTATAACATTTGCTATTCATATATACATGCTAATGATATAAAAAATTGAATATAATTATTCGGATATATATATATTAAATAGTATAACATATACAATGAGCCACTACAACTTTTCAATTCACAAGGTAACCATCTACGACCGTCTTGGTTCGGTGGCACACGAACTCTCGGGGTATACCAAGCAGAAGAAGTCTAATGGAAGACCCGTCAACATTGACTTGATGACTGATGAGTATCAGGTCATGGCGAAGCGGCTGCTTCGCGAGAAGAAGCACAATATCAAAACACTCAATTCTCTTGAATACAAGAACTACCATCGCAGTCAAGGCACGATGGACGAGCTGCAAAGCGAGAAAAATAACTTGGATACCGAATACAACTGGAAACTTCGCATTCTTCTTGAACGGTCTAATAATGAAAAGGACGCACAAATTCAAAAGGACGCACAACTCCTTTTGGATTTCGCAAAAGAAGCACAGGAACGATGCGATAAGAAGAGAAAAACGGTTAGACAGCAACCGACCGTGGCACGCAGGGTTTCTCGTCGTCTTCAAGAGAATAATAAACAATAAACACTTCTAACAATCGTCATAAATAATTAAAAAAATATAAAAATAAAGTAAGTAGCGTTTTGAATTCACACATTTATAATTTAACAAAGTAGGTAATTTTGTATTTTTTTTATCTGTAATCATAACATATACTATACAAATTATAAAATGTCTAACAATAAAACACGAAAAAAAAAGATTACATTTAATAAAGAGGATTATCATAGTAATGACGGTATGCTTACGAGTATATGGGGACCGGCAATGTGGCATTATTTACATTCCATGAGTTTTAATTATCCCACGAATCCAACTTATCAACAGAAAGACGATTACAAAGATTTTATTCTGAGTCTCCAAAAAACACTACCTTGTAAGAAATGCAGAGAGAATTTAGAAAAGAACTTGAAAGATTTTCCATTGAAAAAAACACATTTAAAAAATCGCGATACATTTTCAAGATATATTTATGATTTACACGAACACATAAACAAAATGTTGGGTAAAAAATCAGGTCTTACATACAGTGATGTAAGAGAACGTTACGAACATTTTAGAGCACGTTGCATATCCGATATAAATAATTTGGAAAAGGGTTGTACCAAACCAATTTATGGTAAGAAATCAAAATGTGTATTGAAAATCGTTCCACAAGAAACAGATTGTGAAACATTTGAAGTAGACAAACGGTGCAATAAAGAGATTATTCATAAATCAGTTAATTAATTTCATTGTTTATATTATATATATACACATAAACAATGACGAATTGTAAAGTAAAGGACGTTCAACAATTCGAACTACAATCTCCTATCCAAGAAGAAGATGACGGTAAACAAATTCCGTTTTGGTACGAAAATCCTAACGTAATTCTTCATTCAAAATATATTTACGAAATATATCCAAATGAAGATATGACATATAATCAGATGTTAAATGCTGTTACACGTAGCGTGTTACTATTATCAATTGTCATTTTCTTATTGCATCCGAGTAAAAACCTTTTGTTTATTTTAGCCATTACTATGGGTATTATTTACTTGATGTATCACTATCACGATAAAATAAATGAAGGATTTACAGAACCCGTGAAGGATTATTTAGATAATAATCAAGATATTGTTATGACATCCAATGTATTTTCTGAACCAACATCCGAGAACCCATTCGGAAATGTATTAGTAAGCGATTACCAAGACAATGTTGATAAAAAACCAGCACCACCTTCATACAACCGCAATATACAAGAACAAATTACAATGGCTGCGAAAAAAAACGTACAAGAAGCAAATCCCGATCATCCTAATATTGCTGACAAATTATTCAAAGGTTTAGGTGAAGAATTATCCTTCGAACAATCATTGCGACCTTTCTCATCTAATCCGTCAACAACCATTCCAAACGATCAAGGTGCGTTTGCTGATTTCTGCTATGGTTCAATGGTATCTTGCAAAGAAGGTAACCAATTTGCGTGCGCCAGAAACTTAGCACGTCATACAAATTATTAAAATGTATTTTTCTTTAATTTATCATTTTGTCAGCAAAACTATTCTATTGGTATAATATAAATGGCATCTGTAAATAGTTTTATGTTCAATAATATGGGAAGATTAGGAAATGATAAAGGGGATGAAAGTCAACGCAGTATTCAAAATACGAAATCTACAAATCACGTGTTATCTGATTATTTTAGTGATAATTTATCTTCTAATCACGTGCTCTTTGCTACAAAACAACCTACTGTTAACTTTAACGCAAACGCACACGGTAATGGTTTAAGCGGAAACGTAATTGATGTAAATTCAATGCTTACTGTAAAATCATTAGAAGAACGTTCTCACGAAAAATTACAGCTTCACGAACGTCCCTTCCTAACTGTTCCTTATATGGGACGTGGAAGCTGTGATCCTTCATTGGAAAGTAAGATGTTGAAAGGCGAAGACGTATACGAAAAACGCAGTGAATCAAAGATGTCTCTCACTGAAAAAACATTTGATGATGTTCGTCTATATCCATTAGATAAAGAAATGAAAGAACGTTGTAAGAAGTCAAAATACGGCGTCCAAGAAGCTGCTTTAACTGGGTGGGTTAGAGGTGGTTCTAATACACGTGAAATGGAAAATGACCCGCGCATGAAATAAGCATTAAGATAAAATATATAAAAATAATCGTTTATATATTTAGTATAATGTCGTATAATTTTGATACGAATATTGATTATTCTAATGATTTTGAATTTCGTCAATGTTTACGAAAGGTGTTTAACATGAAACGACAAAATGATTGTAAGGATATTGATAGCATTTCAAATGACGAAAATAATTATGATGCAAGTGCTGTTTTTGATTCTATGAATTATATATTTTCCATTACAAAAAATGAACCTTTATTTATTCAATTATATGAGAAAGCCGCCGCAAAAATGTTTTCATTAGATGTAAATATCGGATTAAGTGTTTTATATAGTTATGACTATTTTAGAGTATTTCATTTATGTCTTCGGGATTTTGCAAACACAGATATAGTGTTTGATCTGAATAATTCAAATTATATCAAATTAAATAGCGATTTGTAAATATCTAATATATACCATTATTATATAATGGCATCTACACGAAATAGAAATACAAATGGAGATTATAATTTAGAACAATCACAGAATAATCGCACCTTTGAAAATTTGACATATACACATTATGGCGTATCTTCGCAAACCCATTTACCCGGAAATGGACTATTACAAGGACGTATTGGTTCTGATAGTTTATCATTTAATGCTGCCGACATTGAATCACAACTTCGTGGTATTGGTAGCACTAATCTGGTTGAAAACAAAACACCCATTGAACCTCGTATCAAAACGCTGGTTCCCCTTAATATTTATGAACGTTCAAAAATACAACTTCCAGAACCACTTGTTATTGAAAACGGTCAACGTCCGATGTTTTTGAACTAATTACGCAACATAATTAATATATTATTAAATACTAATTATGATCTGTTAGTTCCATTTGGGTCGCGTGGACTCTATGTGTGTACTTGAATTCCATTGGGGTTTTCTCTATGTTTGCTCCTTCCGTGCGGGTTGGTCTTCAGAAGATTCGCTATCTGGTTCTGGTATAGAATTTCCAAAGATATTATTAAATCCATAATAATCTTCTTCTTCTGCTGCTTCTGCTTTTTTTGCTGCTGCTTTTTTTGCTGCTCGCTGTTTTCGTTTCACTTCGTCTGCTGCTTCTTTTGCTTCTTTTGCTTCTAATAATTGTGCTAATTCTTTTTTTTTTTCTTCATTTTCTTCTGCTGTTAATCCTTTTCTTCTGATGTTTGCTTCTGATAGTGCGTTATATTCTTTTACTTTTTTGGTTGATTTTTCTACTTCTTCTAATAATTCTGCTGCTGATTTTTCTGCTGTTGCTTCTAATATTTTTTTTTCTGCTGCTTCTTCTGCTGCTAATCTTGCTGCTTCTTTTTCTGCTGCTGCTAATCTTGCTTTTGTTTCTGCTTCTTCTTTTTCTTTTGCTAATCTTGCTGCTTCTTCTTTTTTTGCTAATCTTTCGTTTGCTGCTACTGCTGCTTCTGCTGCTACTGTTTTTTTTGCTTCTTTTTCTTTTGCTTGTTTTGCTGCTAATCTTTCGTTTGTTGCTGCTAATATTGTTTTTTTTTCTTTTGCTTCTTTTTCTTTTGCTTGTTTTGCTGCTAATCTTTCGTTTGTTGCTGCTAATATTGCTTTTTTTTCTTTTGCTTCTTTTTCTTTTGCTTGTTTTGCTGCTAATCTTTCGTTTGTTGCTGCTAATATTGCTTTTTTTTCTTTTGCTTCTTTTTCTTTTGCTTGTTTTGCTGCTAATCTTTCGTTTGTTGCTGCTAATATTGCTTTTTTTTCTTTTGCTTCTTTTTCTTTTGCTTGTTTTGCTGCTAATCTTTCGTTTGCTGCTGCTAATATTGCTTTTTTTTCTTTTGCTTCTTTTTCTTTTGCTTGTTTTGCTGCTAATCTTTCGTTTGCTGCTGCTAATATTGCTTTTTTTTCTTTGGATGATTGTATTTTTGCTTCTTCTTCTTCTTTTTCTTCTTCTTCTTCTTTTTCTTCTTCTTCTTCTTCTTCTGCTGCTTCTTTTTCTGCTGCTTCTTGTTCTTCGTCTTCTTCTTCCTCTTCTTCCTCTTCTTCCTCTTCTTCTGCTGCTTCTGCTGTTAATCCTTTTAGTTTTTCGTTTGTTTCTTTTGCTTCTGCTGCTGCTTCTTTTACTGCTGCTGCTAATCTTGCTGCTTCTTTTGCCTTTTCATCTTCTTCGCTACGTACACAGTAATGAGATTCTATCTTTTTATCTACTCTATTATAGACTAAACATTTTCCATTAAATATACCGATTATATTATATTTTTTCTTATCACCATTAATCGCCTCAATAATTTTTTTAGGGAAATATTTAATATAATTTGTATTATAATTGGGTGATTCTTTTCCAAACCCGTTGATAAAAATCTGAAAAAATGAATCCATAATATTGTTTTATAATTGTTTGATATATAGTATATCTACATGAAAATTGAATAAAAACAAACAAAAATACAGATTAAATAAACAAGATTGAATTAAGAATAATGTTCCCAATAAAGAAGACCAATACCATAATGGTATTTGATGTAGAGACAAGTGGTCTTTTACCAAAAAACATTACACAGACTAAACAAAATATAGAACAATTCCCATATATATTGCAGTTAAGTTATATTATATATGACATAAAAAATAATAGATGTATAAAAACGTTTGATTCGTTTATAAATGTACCACAGCGTATAGTTATTAGTGAAGTAATAACTGATTTGACGGGCATTACACGAGAAAAGTGTGATACGGGTATGAATATATTATCTGCGCTCCGTTTATTTCATAGTGATTTTGTAATGTGTGATAAGATAATCGCACATAATATACGTTTTGATAAACAAATGATGTTGGTTGAAATGATGAGAAATTCGGATATCATTTCTAAAACTGTACCAAGTATATTTACAATATTTAATAAACGATATATGGAGAATTATCAAATAGAGACATATTGTACGATGACAAATGGAATAAACGTATGTAATATTCAAGTAGAAAGTAAAACTGGTGGAAAGCCATATAAAAAATGGCCCAAATTAGATGAACTATACAATTATCTATTTAAAATGGAAGCACCCGATAACCTACATAATTCTCTTGTAGATACGATGGTATGCTTGAGATGTTATTTGAATATGAATGATAATATTAAAATAAATGAAAGAAAATTTACAAGAATGTTACAAAGCGTAGAAAGCTAACCCGAACACATTTCGCATATATCATCATCTTGGTTATCAATAGTGTTGGATTTTTTGTCGGGTTCAATTGTAAATTGTTGTGCTTTATGTGCGCCGCGTCTACGTAAATAATAAATGCCAGTTTTCAATCCTTTGGACCAACTATAAAAATGCATAGATGTTAATGTGTTATAATTCGGGTCTTCTAACCATAGATTCAAACTCTGACTTTGACACACAAATACACCTCTATCAGCAGCCATATCAATAACGTGTTTCATAGGAATTTCCCAAACAGTTTTGTATTTTTCTCGGACATTGAGTGGAATTGTATCAATATGTTGAATACTGCCTTTATTTGCGATAATATTATTTTTAAGTGTTTCGTTCCATAATCCCAAATCAATAAGGTCGTTCATCATATATTTGTTTGCCACAATGAATTCACCCGCCATTGTGCGTCTATTATATATATTGCTTGTAATAGGTTCAATACATTCATTATTACCTAAAATCTGTGATGTGGAAGCGGTTGGCATAGGTGCCATCAATAACGAGTTACGAATGCCATATTTTTTAATTTTTTCTTTGAGACTATCCCAGTCATACGATAAACGACTATGATCGAAATAATCCCATAAATCAAATTGAAGTAAACCTTTTGAAGCGGGAGAACCAATGAAAGTGGAATATGAACCAACCGTATCGGATTTATTGCGCATTAAATCCCACATTACAGTTTTTTCTTCTTCTTCAAAAATATTAAAATATGCGTCAGATTCAATAATCTGTTTGTTGTAGTAATTGTCAAAAACAAAATCATAACGTTCTTTTGCGATTTCATTAGAACGTTCAAGAGCACCGTGATAAATAGTTTCAAATATTTTGAAATTCAATAATTTCGCGTCTTCACTATGGAATGGAATATTCATTTTGAAAAACACATCCGCCAGCCCTTGAACGCCGATACCAATTGGACGATGCCTTTTATTACTTCGTTTTGTTTTATCAGTAGGATAGAAGTTTACGTCAATAATTTTATTCAAGTTATTTGTAACTACTTTTGACACAGAATGTAGCTTTTCGTAGTTAAAAAATGTATTGTCCGAATCGTCTTTTTCAACAAACATAGGAAGGCCAATGCTTGCGAGATTACAAACAGCTGTTTCGTTTTCATCCGAATACTCTGTAATTTCAGAACATAGATTGGATGATTTGATAATACCTACGTTTTTTTGGTTTGATTTGCGATTGACACTGTCTTTGTAAAGTAAATATGGTGTTCCGGTTTCCATTTGTGCGTCAAGAATATTAAACCAAAGTTGGCGTGCGTCAAGTGTTTGTCTCCCTTTCCCTTCACTTTCATATTTTTCATATAATTTTACGAAGTCTTCTCCATATACATCGGATAAACCAGGGCATTCGTCGGGACACATAAGCGTCCATGTACCATTTGTCTTGATGCGTTCCATAAATAGGTCTGGAATCCAAAGAGCATAAAATAAGTCGCGTGCTTTCAATTCTTCATCGCCGTGATTTTTACGCATTTGTAGAAACATTTCAATATCTGCGTGCCATGGTTCCAAGTATATGGCGAAACTGCCATTACGACGTCCACCTCCTTGGTCTACATATTTCGCAGTATTATTAAAAACACGCAACATAGGCACAATACCATTTGATTTACCATTTGTACCTCGGATTTGACTTCCGGATGCACGTACATTATGAATATGAAGACCAATTCCACCAGACCATTTTGAAATTAACGCACAGTCTTTAAGTGTATTATATATTCCTGAAATGCTATCGTCTTCCATTGCGATTAGATAACAAGAACTCAATTGGGGATGAGGTGTCCCAGAATTGAATAGAGTAGGTGTTCCGTGGGTAAAATATTTCTGGGACATAAAGTTATAACTTTCTTTTATATCTTTAATTTGAGAACCGTGAATACCAATACTTACACGAAGCCACATGTGTTGTACGCGTTCTATAAGGTTACCATTAATTCTCATAAGATAAGCACGTTCCAGAGTTTTGTAACCGAAATAATCAATAAGAAAATCCCGGTTATAATCAATGAGTTTTTCCCAAAGGTCTTTGTTGTTGTTGACAACGGTTATAAATTCTTTTGTGACAAGCGGACAATGTTTACCGGTATTATCCTTATAATTATAAAGTTTATTCATATTCGTGCTGAAACTACCTTTAATATTTTTCTGATGATTTGAAATAATAAGTTGTCCTGCAAGGATACTATATTCTGGACGGATGGAACTCATTGACGCACATTGCTCCGCCATCAATTCGTCAATCTGTGGGGTTGTAATATTATTATACAATTGATCTATAACTTTCATAGCAAGGCTGGTGTAGTTTATTTTTTGTATATTTGCGTTTTGTCCGATTTTCTTGACACGGTTCAAAATTTTATTAAACGATACAACTTCTTTTGCGTTATTGCGTTTAATAACAAACATTTCGTCGTCATCTGGAACAATAATACTATCTTTTGGAGATGACATATTTACTACTATTGAATAACTATATAAAATATCTTTTATATTATAACACATAATATAAAAGCACGTTATGACAAGTTTGGAGACAATGACATTAAATATGAAAGCAATAGTTGCGTGTGATAGTAATTATGGAATTGGGATGTATAATAATCTTCCAAATTGGAAATTAAAAGATGATTTGAAGAAATTCAAGCAACTAACCATTGGAAATGGTAATAATGCGATTATAATGGGGAAAAATACGTGGTTATCAATTGATAAAAAACCTTTACTAAATCGTATGAATTATGTTTTAACGACTTGTGATATAATGTCCGATATGAGTAATTTGTCTTTTTACAGCAACTATAATGCTATGTTGAATAGTATATGCGAAAAAGGGTACGATACAGTGTGGGTAATTGGTGGTTCTCAAATATATGATTTATTTATAGATTATTGTAATGAACTTTACATTTCTAAGACATATGAAGCATTTAAGTGTAATACATTTTTATCTCAAAAAGTAATTTCATATATCAATGTAAATCTTATGATATTAGTAGAGTCGTTTGAAAAAAAACAAAAAAAATATGGATATGCGCGTTATATATGTAAAATTGAATAACAATGAATAATATAGTATATAAATAACAAAATATATACAAAAATGGTAAACTGCTATTATTGCCAAAATGACAATCATAATATATCATCGTGTAAAGAAGATCAAGTATTGATAGAGATGATAATGAAACAAAATACACAGCCCAAATTTTCAAGTTTCAGTGAAAAGATATTGCGACGTTTATCCGCACATTGTAATATAAAAACAACTTTACCCAAATTACAATTAGTAATACAAATAACGCGAAAATGGCATGAGTTGAATAATAATAATAATAATAATAATAATAAGAAATTTGAATCCGACGATATAGACTGTGCAATATGTTTTGAAACAATAGAAGCAACAAATAGTTGTGTTACTACGTGCGGACATAAATATTGTTTGTCGTGTGTGCTAGAACATTCTCGGAATCGTTCATTTGATGACACTGATTGCCCTATATGTAGAAATGTATTATTGGTAAAAAAAAATAGTATGAATGATTACGCACATATTCAAGATCTTATTGAGAATGATTTTGATAGTTTTGTAAGTCGGCAACAACATATGTCATTAATACAAGAGGGATTTATTTATGATGGAAATATTATAGGGCGTAGGGATTCTATAACGGATGAAATTGAAATGTTAGAAACATTATTTACTGAACCACCAGTGGTGATGGAAGTGATACGCGAGCAATATCGAAATTAATTATGAATACACATTTAATAATTAAATGTATTTTTTATTTTTGGACTATAATATATATAGATGACTACACGAAACTGGAGAGCAAAGAACAAACGCAGTGGTTGTAATACATTATGTTTTCAATGTGTAGATTCTTACGTACCAAGCACATTGACATTGAGTTCGTTTTCTGATATTGGAACGTTTTCTTGGGTATCACCACCATATGTAAATAGTGTTGAATATTTAGTAGTTGGTGGAGGCGGCGGTGGAGGCGGTGCATATGATACTGGTTCTGCAGGCGGTGGTGGAGGTGGATTAGTATTATCTGGGACATTTACAGTAACACCGGGTTCAACATATACCGTAATGGTTGGAGACGGTGGTGATGGTGGTTACAGAACTGGTAGTGGGGTTTCTGGTTCACAGTCATCGTTTGATTTAATTATTGCAGGTGGGGGTGGAGGTGGTAGACAAAGCAGAGATACAACAGGTGGATCGGGTATTGGTGGTAACGCAACAACTGGTATAACGCCACCTACCGGTGGATCTGGTGCGGGCAATCGTGTAGGAGGAGAGGATGGCGGTGGAGGTGGCGGGAATTCCACTGCTGGTGGTAGTTCTACTACTACACCTGGTATATCCAGGATAGGGGGAAATGGAATAATAAATAATATTACAGGTACAGATATTACATATGGTAGTGGTGGCGATGGTGGTCGCGTTGATCAGTCGTATAATGGTTCATCCGGAACAAATAATAGAGGAAATGGTGGTGATGGTTCAACATCAGTGAGTTCTGATAATAAAACCGGTGGTAAAGGTGGTTCTGGTATAGTAATATTGAAATATTTAGTATAAATTTATTTACCAAAAAAAACGATAACCTAATATAATAATTTTTTATTGTTATATTTTATTCAATGATGATATCATTTATACTTGATATTAGTAAATGATTGCGATGAATTCAAATTATGTATTGTTTTAACGTTTGTATCTGGGTCAGTATTAGATACAACAATTTGAGCGGTATCCAGTGTTTTATTTACACTATTTGAACGGGGTTTTGAAGCACGATGTTCGTATCCTGTCTCGCGTTCATTCAAAATTGTATTCCAAGTCTTTGTAATATCATTAATACAGTGTTTGAACCATTTACGATTGCGCTGGACGATTACACAAGAATATTCGTCAAGATAGTAATAATGCTTATTGTAGAGAACATACTCGTCTTTCAAACTATTTACTGTTTCATTGATCCAAGTGTTGATATCCTCCTTATTATATTCATCAGATAGTGGATAATATTTGTAAAGTGGTTTATATGCGTCACTATCATCAATACGTTTATCTATCTTTGAAAAATACAATAATACACCTTTATATTTATGCGTGCTATGATTTTCGTAAAACTCGCTTTCTGAATACTCTTTAAATCGTGTTTCAAGAAAGTCGCAACAATCAAGTTCACATACTTCCATTTGAATCTGCATTTGAACCCAATATTCTTCCTTTGGTAGTGATATAATATCACGATTGACAATATTTTTGATTTCAATCATTCTTCCATATAGATTACTCGTATTATCAGTTACAATTCCATCTGGTGAAGCACCAATATATGGATAATCCTTGTGTGTAATACAACCAAAGTCACCAATTTTAGTATTATATATTTTTTCATATAACATAATACTAACAGGTTCATATTTATTACCCCATTCCATCGGACCGCCATAAAATTGTGGTTTTGTCTTCGTGTTGCATTTTTCAAAAATGATACTATTTCGTGTAGATTCGCTTTTGAATATTTTCCACATACTACTCGCAGTCAGTTTATTTTGACGAGTATTATACCATTCATCTGTTTGTTGTTCGTGTGTATTTTGATGTTCTAACCATTGTAGTTGATTAGACACACATTCAGTTTCTTGATATTTTATAAGATTGTGTTTGGATACATACGGCGTGATGTCATTCATTATAATAAAAGTATTTATCATATATTGAATATTCAAATAATCTAAGTGATATACTGATATGTAACGAACATTCTCCTCAATAATGGTGCGAAATTTGTGTTTAAAGTAGTCAATATAAACATCGTCAATAATATAGTTTATTATATTGTAAATATATTCGCATTGTTCGTCGTGATTCAAATCGTATCCATTGGTTGATTCATTGTCAGAAGAATCCATTTATATCTTATTAAACTATTATTTTTAATAGGATATAATTTATTGTAATGATATATATTTGCTGTGATAAAATCAATTTTATTTATCTCCAATATTTTTTGGCGAAAAGTTTTTAAGAATTGTTTTTCTAAAATCATTGTTTTTCAAAGAGTAATTTTTACTTTTATCGTTGAAATATAAATTGGGAATATTTGTTATAACGCCCAATGCTATATCATACTCCACATCCTTTGCTTTGTTTATCTTATTTTTCATAATACTATTTACAAGATATTCTTCCATTTTGGGACAATTATCACCCATATTCTTAGCATATTCGCGAACCAACTTTATTTTAAGGTTTTTACTTAATTTGATCCACGGTTTGTTAACATTGTTATCATCATCCATCATCTTTTGCATACGTTCGTTATCTGTAAACATTTTATTTGTATATATTCTTTATATTGTGTTATATTTAACCATTTTTAATAATATAATATGAAAAAAATAGTATTACCCCAAGAAAAGGAAACGAAACAAGTGAAAACAGAGAAAGAAAAACGAGATAGAAAAATTATAAACAGTGATAAATGGACTTATCGGGATATTACTCAGGTTCGCGAATATGAAATAGTAAAGGATTGTATTCTTTGTATTGAAAATAATGATACGAAAATACTATTAGATCAGATAAAGGGAAAACTCCACTCGTATAAGGGACAAGACAAATTGAAAACATTAACAGAAGATGAAAACGGATTTATGAATGTAGAAAATGTTTTAGATTTATTAGTGAAATGCGAACATAAATGTTATTATTGTAAAAACATTGTAAAACTATTTTATGAAAAGGTTCGCGAACCTACACAATGGACGTTAGAACGATTAAATAATTCATTCGGACATAATCAGAATAACTGTGTTATTTCATGTTTAAAATGCAATCTTTCAAGACGAACCATGCATCACGAAAGATATACATTAACAAAGCAATTACAAAATATCGTTAAAAAAACATAAAGTGTATTTAATAAACAATTATAATGTCCCAAATAGAATCAATATTAGATACATTTTTACATAAACGACAAATACCACACTTGATATTTCATGGACGCAATCATAATAAAAAGATTGATATTGTAAACAACTTTTTGAAGAAATTGTATTATTATGACAACAAAATGAAGCGGGATAATGTATATAGCGTTGATTGTTGTTATAGTAAAGGTATTAAATTTATACGCGAAGACCTTAAATTATTCGCAAAGAGCAATGTATCCAATGGAAATAATCATATTACATTCAAAACGATCGTTTTGTATAATGCCGACTATTTGACAGTTGACGCTCAATCCGCATTAAGAAGATGTATTGAAGTGTTTAGTCATAATACCCGTTTTATTTTGGTAGTAGAAAATAAATATAAATTATTAAATCCAATATTATCCCGATTCTGTGAATTATATATAGGTGATACAATCGCAACATTAAATTGGATAAATGAAACATCATTTGTAGATAAATTCAATAATTACTTTATTGATATTATAAAAGGTAATAAAATAACACATAAATCTATTATCAATAGCATTAATTATTGTATACATAATGGAATTTGTGGTTTTCATATATTGGAATGGGTCAAAAGTCAACCTATAAAGGAACAAATTAAACAAGAAATATACGTATATTTTGACACAATACGTATTGATTTCAGATGTGAGAAAACATTAATATTACAATTTTTGAATTATATTTTTTTCGTTCAAAAAGTAGTATAAAAAGATTTTTATATTTTATACAAATGGACGATTTTGTTACAGCAAATTTACATGAATCGCGAAATGAGTGGTGTGCACGTTTAGTATCTATATTTTCACCATTAGTAATTGAGGGATTTAAGTCAATATTTGACGAATCGTGGAAATTATGTATTGAAAATGATGAAATCAATAAGTATTTGATGACGTTTCAAGAATTATTAACACGTATTCCCAAATGGAATAATGAAATTATTTCAAATGAAAAAAAACGGATTATTGAAAGAAGTGGTTGTAATTATCTTGAAGATTTGATTAGTTGCGTGCATATCATACAGCTTAAACTACTTACTTGTGTTCGTGTAGGGAATAAACAGAAGAAAATAGATATTTCTATTCCAAAATTGGATGATTTTATTCATAAGGTTTATATTCAGTGTGCTCGTAAAATATACTCAAATGTATATTTATTTGAGAAAAACATAAATCCATTACAAATACAAAAGAACAATCGCGAATTGGAACTTATCGTCCAAGAATGTTTGATGATATCTATCCGTGATTCTATACCAACAGAAGAAATAATTCGGGCTTACACGGATGAAAGTGTAGAAGAAGAAGAACAAATTATCATTGAAAGTATCCCCACCCTTCCTGATAGCAATACATCCAATAATGATATTCCTGAGGATGTGACATTGCCATCTAATGAACCCATTTTGGAAGAGCAAGTGGTACCTACCGATAAAGAACAACCAGTTGAATTGGGAATAACCGATCTTGATGACGAAAAGGTAGTCACGAAACTGTCATTTAATGATATGGATTCTGTATTGGATACTGATAATAAAATAACTAATATTGACGCACCTAAGGATATTGAACGCCTCGAACAAATTAGCACCACACGTGCTCTGGAACGAAGATTGGAAGATGAGAATGACGAGGATGATGACGAAGTACTTAATATCGGTGACGAAATTATTAATTTGGATGATTTTGAAGATGTATCGAGTATAGTTAAAGTAAATTAATGCGTTTTATACAATAAATTATTGCCTAGTAATAATTTATTATACATATGGAAAAGGAATTCGTGTTTTCGTTAATTGTATTATTATTTTATGGTACATTCAAATTTGTTGAAATGAAATATATTGAGCGAGAATGGAAATCACTCAAATTATTGGTTCGCGATATAGTGATGGTATTTGCGTCTTCTTTTATAGGTGCTATTATTTTTGTTCGTTATCATCAATCATTTAGTAATTTTTTTAGCGTTATTACCGATAATGTGATGTTAGACACAACAAATACAAAGGTATACACTGATATGCCATCATTCTAATCATATGATATATTTATAATCTATTTATATCATATATTTATGGAAACGACCCCGAGTATAGATTATAAGAATGAATTTATAAATATATTAAATGAATACAGCAATTTGCTACAAAAACGTGGGGATTATATCAAATCTAAAATATACCGTCGGGCACATGATAATTTAGTCAATTATAGCGAACCTATATTTAATGTGGAAGAATTGGCGAAATTATCGGGTTTTGGACCTGGGATTATAAATATATTGAATGAATATATATCAACCGGAAAGATTAATGTATTAGAAAAAGAGAGAAACCGTCCCGAAAATGTATTGAGTGATATATATGGTATTGGTCCAAAGAAGGCAAGATTACTTGTTAATAATGGTATTACAAGTGTCACTAAACTGCGCGAAGAATATAGTAAAAATTCACAGTTATTAAATGACATCCAAGTAAAGGGGTTGAAATATTATGAAGATATTATGCAGCGTATTCCAAGAAATGAAATTGTTTTATATAATGAAACATTTGATAAGGTATTCAATAATGTAAAAACAACTGCTAGTAAATATGAAATTGTAGGAAGTTATCGTAGAGGTTCTCAAACATCCGGAGATATTGATGTAATAATTACATCGGATGATTCAAACGTATTTGAAAAATTTATTGATGAACTATTGGAAAAAAATGTTATTGTTGAAGTGTTATCAAGGGGTCCAACAAAATCATTAGTTATTTGCAAATTAGATGAAAACAGTATTGCTCGTCGGGTTGATTTCTTATATTCAACTTACGACGAATACGCGTTCTCAATACTATATTTTACCGGTAGTAAAGAAT